TCAGTCGTGCAGGTGTTCGGCGGCGTGCAGGGTATTTTCCAGCAGGCAGGCGCGGGTCATCGGCCCGACGCCGCCCGGCACCGGGGTGATCCAGCTGGCGCGTTGCGCTGCCACTTCGTATTCCACGTCGCCGACCAGTCGGCCGTCGGCCTGGCGGTTGATGCCGACGTCGATGACGATGGCGCCTTCCTTGATCCACTCGCCCTTGACCAGTCCCGGCTTGCCGGCAGCGACCACCACCAGGTCGGCGCGCGACACATGGTCGGCCAGGTCGCGGGTGAAGCGGTGGGTCACGGTGACGGTGCAGCCACCCAGCAGCAACTCCAGAGCCATGGGCCGGCCGACGATGTTCGAGGCGCCGACCACGACCGCATCCATGCCGTACAGGTCGGCGCCGGTGCTGGCGAGCAGGGTCATGATGCCTTTCGGGGTGCAGGGGCGCAGGAGGGGCATGCGCTGGGCCAGGCGGCCGATGTTGTAGGGATGGAAACCGTCCACGTCCTTGTCCGGGTGGATGCGCTCCAGCAGCAGGGAGGCGTCCAGGTGGGCGGGCAGGGGTAGCTGGACCAGGATGCCGTCGATGGCGGGGTCGTCGTTCAGGCGGTCGATCAGGGCCAGCAGGTCGTCCTGGCTGGTTTCGGCGGGAAGATCGTAGGCCTGGGAGAGAAAGCCGACTTCCTCGCAGTCCTTGCGCTTGTGCGCCACATAGACCTGAGAGGCCGGATCGGTGCCGACCAGGATCACCGCCAGGCCGGGAACGCGCAGGCCTTGCTGGCGGCGCTCGGTCACGCGTTGGGCTATCTGCTGGCGAAGGTTGGCGGCGATCGCTTTGCCGTCGATCAGTTGTGCGGTCATGTCGGAAGGGTAACCATCGAATCGGGTGGAAAAAGGACGCGCATTTTCGCATGGACGCCGCCCGGGGCAAAGGAGGCGACCCGTGGATTTGCCGTAACTCCTTTATATAGCTGAATTTTTTTTAAAAAACCCGTTGACGGCCTTTCGCCCCCTGTATAACATGCGCCCCGCTTGCCGAGCACAGCCGGACGCAGGGTAAGAGGTAAAGCAAGTCGGTTGCTGACTTTGTGATTGCCAGAGCTTAAAGTTTGCGCTCAGCATTGAATGCAGATGAATAAAGCGCCCGTAGCTCAGCTGGATAGAGCATCCGCCTTCTAAGCGGATGGTCGCAGGTTCGAGTCCTGCCGGGTGCGCCATTCGGCGAATCGGCAAGAAGCAGGCGATGTTTTACCGCAAGTCGTAATATGGTGGGCGTAGCTCAGTTGGTAGAGCACAGGATTGTGGCTCCTGGTGTCGTGGGTTCGATTCCCATCGTCCACCCCATATTCCGAAGCGCCAGGCCCGGGGCCTGGCGTTTTCATTTCCAAGCAGTGTCCCGCGGACGTGGTGGAATTGGTAGACACACTGGATTTAGGTTCCAGCGCCGCAAGGCGTGAGAGTTCGAGTCTCTCCGTCCGCACCACCTTCTAAATCAAGTGTTTACGAGCTTCAGCGGCCCTCCATGTAGATGCGCTGGATTATCAGCGTGAACAGAACGTGAAATGCGACTTTCACGGACTTGATCAAGAACCCCAACCGCATCCCTTACCCTGGCCGGCGCAAGATGGGCATATCGCTCAGTCATCGCGACTGTCGAGTGTCCGAGCAGATCCCGAACATCCGCCAACGGAACGCCGGCGCTTACCAGCCATGCCGCGCAAGTGTGGCGCAGGTCGTGAATCGTAAAGTCCACAATCTTCGCTGCCTGGCAGGCCTGCTTGAAGCCGGCCGATAGCGAAACCACTCGATCGCCGTTGGCTCTGGCAAAAACCCAGGGGCATTCTGGGCTTGTCTCGGATCTGAATGCCATTCGTCGCTTTAGTGCTGCCATAGCCCCCTCGTTGATCGGGATGCTCCGGCGCTTGCCTGCCTTCGTGTGGGATGCCTCCAAGTAGATCAGTCGATTGGCGAAATCCACTCTGCGCCATTCCAGGCCAAGCATTTCCTCCCGCCGGCATCCGGTGTTTACCGCTAGGCGGATGAAATCCTCGAGCATCGGGCCAAACTTCTGGACGCGCGCGGCGCGGCACAGGGCCTCGACCTCCGCCCTGGTCAGCCAACGATCACGCCCCTCGGCCTCGCGCATCTTCCGCCCCTTCACCGGGTTAGGAAGGGCCCACTCCAGTTCTGTGTTGCAGTGGTTGATCGCCGCAGACAGTGCGGCGAGTTCTCGGTTGATGGTTGCCGGGGATGCGCCGGCATCCAACCGATGCGCTCCATATCCCCGGATGTCCTGGCCCCCTAGATCGTTGACCACGCGTCCGGCAAAATAATCGCGCAGCGGCTTTATGCGGTGCACGGTCGTTTCGTAGCTGCGCTGATGCTGGCGAGCGTGCTGCAGGTACGGAATGATCACCTCCTCAAAGGTCCTGGGCGGATTCACGCCCATTTCCTTTTCCTTCCACGCTTTCGCGCGCTCCTGTTGCTCTAGTGCTTTCGCCGCCGAGTAGTCGGCAGTTCCAGAAGAGCGTCTAACAAGCTTTCCTGTTGCTGATTTGAAAGAGATCCACCAGTAGGCGGAGTCGTTTCTCTTGTACGGCATACTTCCTCCGGTACGCCGACCGCGTCGCGCATGCTAGCAGCGGCTTCCTCTTCAAGCATCTGTTCGAGCTTTTCCTTGTGAACCCGGATTGTCTTTTTGAACCTGACCACCGGGATCAGCTTTTCGTCCGCGTAGCGGTACGCTGTCCTGCGGCTCACGCCGAGAATGCCGGCGGCCGCCTCAACTGAAATCAAAGACATAGCGAGACCTTGGCCGATCAACGGCATCGGGTTGGCGGGTAGAATTCGTGGAGGCTTGGCCGGACAGGGCGCCCGCATCGGGCAATATGGGGGTTAACTGCTCGGTCAGGCCTTCTGGTAGGATTTGAACGCCCAGCCGGGCGGGCCTCAGGAAGAGGCCCTAGTGGGCCCGGCTGGGTTACTTGATCTTGATTTCGCCGTTGAACGGGATAAGGAGTTCCCGGAACTCACGCATCTCAGGGACGGTTACGCCGTATCCGAGCAGTTCCCCGTCCTCTCTGATGAACATGTGGGCGTCGATGCGCAGCCTCAGACGCTCCAGGGCCTGAAGCCGTTCGGCGTGGCTGAGCGTCGACAGTAGCGACTTCCATGCGAACTCTGCGCTGCGATCCACATAGTCTCCGAACTTGTCCCTCTCGAAAGAGCGGCGAGGAAACTTTCCCTTGTTCGTTTCTTCGAACATAGCGCGGAGGTTCGTGCCTTGCCTTGCTGATGGCCCCGACTCAAACAAATCCACCGCCAGTTTGCATCCATCCCAGGCAGCCTGTGTGTGGCTGTCCGAATATCGGATGTCGCCCTGGGCGTCAACATAGGCGGTCAGGTCGAATACGCCGGCCATGCGTTTCTCGAATTCCTCCCGTTTCATCACTCCGTACCTCCAACCTTCCTGGCCTTTAGCATGGCGTCGGCGGTCTCATAAGCTACTACGGCCATGTGACTGATGACGTCACTTCCGCTATGAAACTTGGAGAGCATCGGCTCACTCCAAAGCACCTGCTGAAGCCCACAGACGACTTGGGCAGCGAAGTAGTCGCGCAGGGTCATTCCCGCTTCGGACGTGTACATCGATTCCGAGGGAAACGCTTGTCCACCGTTGTCTTTCATCACTCCCCACCTCCCATAGACTTGCCGATCTCGGCGGCGGCGCGGACGATTGCTCGCCGAGTTGCACGCGGGCCGTCACGTTCGAATATTTCGTGTACCGCTTCCGGCGCGCCGTCCCAAGTGCCGCCCACTATGACGGCGACGCCTGCGTCATAGCTTTCGTAGCGGATATCCAGGTTCAGTCGCACCGCTAAGCGCAATGCATCGCCGTCGTCATCACGCGGGTTCCAGTAATATTCAACCCCAGCACTGAAATTGATCGGTTCAGCCAAGACTGGATCAATCCCCGCCGCCCGCGCCGCCAGTTCGAGTAGTGTGCGGTCGTTCATTTCCCGGCCCCCTCCAAGGCTGTTCTGGCCTTTTCCAGCACTGCCTCCATAGATACGTCAGGCATGCCACGCCCTGCCTCAATGTATGCTTCAGCGCGCAGCACGAAGGCCTCAAGCACCGAACGGAGCATCTGATTTTCTTCCTGGCTTTTAACTGTCTCAATCGCCAGGTTGCGGAAGTCTCCGTATCTAACCCACAAGCCGTTTGCACCCATATCCTCCTTCATTTCGGCATAGCGAACGTCTCGCCCCCATCCATCTTCCCCAACTGTTAATACTGGAGCGAAGGTCTTTGTGGAGTGCAAGATGTTCAGAAGCTTTGCGTCGTTCATTGCGTTGCTCCTTCCAGGGCTGCGTCTATCTCGCAATCCAGCGCATCACCATAAGTCTTGCAGAATGCTTTGTGCTGCGGAGTATCGAAGTGTGAAGCTCCACGCAGCCACCGATACCGCTCGGCGTCCTTGCGCAGCGCCTCGTTCTCCGCCTTGAGCCTGTCGATCTCGTCCAGCAGGTCTAGGATCAGCTCAGGTTCAACGCAGTCGTAGAAATCGTGCAGCCTTCTACGCTCTTCTCCTTCGTCGGCGCAGCGAGACACGTCGCATGCCTCAGCCAGCCTCCGCAGTTCTGCGTGGTCGGTCATGGCTTAACCCTCATTTTCTTCTCAGGCCGCATCCCCTCTTCGCGCAGTACCCGCATTGCCCTGGCCTGGGCTCGCGGAGATGGATTCTGCATGTCGCGCAGGAGACGCCGCGCTCTTTTGCTACCGTGATACAGGTCTATTCCAAGCTCGCAGCAATTAATCGCAACGGGCTCCCAGCCAACGCCGTTGTCCACATAATGGAACGGGTCGCACTTGCAGAATGGGCATTTCATGGCATCTCCCTGATCGCATTCGCGGTGTAAGCGGGTTGCGCGTATCCGGAGACAGTAAATGCCTGCGTTCCCTCTCCGGCGCGATGAACCATCACAACAACACACCCACCATCGGCAATCGGGTATTCGGCGTTCTGTCGTTCATACCGCTCCGCCCATTCCCTGGCCGCTGCGGCATGGTCATAAGCGTCGCGGATATGCATCGCGTCGCCTTCTTCCTGACCGTAGTCAGGGCACCAAACTCGAAAGTCGCTCATTCACTTCACCTTGATTCCGGCTTGCTGGAGGGCTTCTTTCACGGCATCAAGCACTGCGTTGTAGCTGCCGATGATCAGGTTGCCGTAGATGTTTCTTGTGGGCTCCATTTTCTCCGGCAACTCCACCCTCAGAGCCGAGCGGCTGGCTTGCCAGGCTTTCCATGCTGTTGCCACGACATAGAAGCCATAGTTACCGTTAGGTCCTTTCTTGAGCGGATTTCCGCTTCCTACGTCTACGAAATGACTGGAAGCCCACGCTTCAAACTCTTCTCTCATGTCAGGCACGGTCAGTCCCTCACTTCAATTCCGGCTTCGCGCAGCGCCTTTACAATCTCTGCGCGCTCTCGCTGTTGAGCCTTGACATCAACGACGCCACGGCCATTGCAAACGCGACACCAGCGCCGCTCTAGGTCATAGCCTCGGCAATAGGGGCATGGCTTCAATTCTTGCTCCATCTGCTCAACTCCTGTCCTTTCTGTTCTGTCTGCTCGTATAGGTTCTGGAAGTCCCCGACTATCCGGAAGATGCCGAAGACGATCAGCGCGATGACAAGCAGCGCGACCAGGGTTTCGTTTTCGTTGTCCACGGTTGGTCCTCCGGGGGCGGATTCGTTGGTTTGGGGTGGCGGGCTCCTGGCCCAAAATCGGCCAGTTTTTGTGCTGAAACCCAGCGGGAATGCGGGTTTCAGCCTGGCCGAAGGTGGCGGTGGCGATGCCGGAATCCCGGCATCGGTATCAGTCTCCCGCAGCTTTGGCGATCAGGTGCATGAGCATTTCGCGCAGTTGCTCGCGCTCTAGCACCTGTCCGGTTTTCGCGTACTCGTCGGCCTGGCGCAGGATCGCGTCGATCTCGATGTTGAACATCGGCGAGAGCACGTCTGGCTCGCACTGCTCGAGCAGCAACTGGATTGCTCGGGTCGGGTGCGCCATCGTGATCCCGAGCCAGTTGTAGGCCGAGGCAGTGCGGTAGTAGCGAAGGCCGGCGATCTCATGCCGCTGAGGCGGGCGGAAGGGTTTCGTGCGCATATGCAATCCGGGTAGGTTGAGCCTACATTTTCCAGATTGCTGTATATGCGTACAGTGGTTGGCGATGGGTGGCTATGCCTGCTCCGACAGGTACTGCAACTCCCAGGTCGGGTGGAACTTCCTTGGCTTGCTTTCGCCGTCGAGCTTGATCATGAGGTGGGCGCCCTTGGCGCTTGTGATTGTCCCTCGCTCTTCGGTGCCGCGCCCTCGGTAAATGACTTGGCCGCCGCGCTTGCATGGAACGGCATAGGCCTTGCGGATGAACTCCATGCTCATTGCGTCCCTCCCTCCTGCTCGCCCAGCAGGTCGCGCAGGTCGTTCGCAATCTCAAGCATCTTCTTCGCGCGTGTCGTGGCTGCTTTCGTGCCTGCCGGAACGTTTTCGCAGTTCCAATCGGACTCTCGGCGGCACTCCCGCTCTATGCGTCGCAGCAAGTCCTCGGCGACCGGCACATGACCATCCGGGACCATGTAGAGTGCCTTGGTCCTGCGCTCGGTTCTCTCCCTTGATACATGCCCGCAACGACCAGCGAGCGATCGACTGATCCCTAATTCGCTGATGAACCCGACGAGGGACAGCTTATCAGCCATTGCCGTTCTCCTTGCCCTGGTTGAGCAGGACGCGAAGTTCTTCCATCACTTGGCCTGCGTAGTACTCACCAGCATCTATCGGAGCATGACCATCTCCGATACCGTGGGAATCAACGGGCGATCCGCACATGCAATGGCCTTCGCGGTAGTCGCCGTGCTCCATCAGTTCCAGCCATTTTCGCAACAGCCCCTCGCTGACCGTCTTGCCGTTGAGGCGCGATTGAGCTTCCAGCGCTACCTGAATGTTCTCAGGACTTGTGAATAACCGCTCCCGAGCATCGAGCGCCGCGTACACCGTGCTCGCATCAGGTAGAACCACCACCCTTGCGCGCAGTGCCGCGACTTCCTCCCTGAGCGCCTGGGCCTCGGCGGCGAGGGCGTCGTAGTCGGAGGCCTTCACCCACGCTCCTTCGGGGTTCTCAATGTGCTCACAGTCATCAACGTGAGCATGGTTCACGTGGTCGAACCGCTTCACCTCACTCATGACCTACCTCCTTGCTGGCCTCGTCGAGCCGAAATGCGAACACCACATAGTCGGGCTTCTGTTCGTAGTTGATGACATAAGTTATGGTCCCGGTGAGGGATCGGCCCGAGTACAGGCTAGGGAAAGCTGGGTTCAACTCTTGGAGTTCGAACGTGTCTCCGCGTTGAAAACCTCTGTCCCGGTTGTTTCTGATTTCGAAGGTCTTGTCGCCTGACGCAACTGCTTCGAAGAAGGGGCGATGAATTTTTAGTTCGTGGTGCATCACAACCCCTCCTTGCCGGGCGCGGCGGCGAGCATGTCGCGCAGTTCTCGGAGCAGAGCTTTTCCGGTAGCGCCGCGCTGTGCGAGGAATTCACTCAGGCGCCCGATGAACTCCTCCGGCACGCTGTGCTGAGCCTTGCCGGGCGCGGCGGCGAGCAGCTCGGCCAGCGATATCTCTGGAGCCTTGCACTGGCCTGCGTCAGCAACAGCCATCGCCAGCGCGCGGTCGTCGACGAACTCTGAATTGCGGAATCGAGCCACCGTCTTCTGCATCTCGTCCACCTGTTCCTGCGTCCAGATTCCGCACTCGACGAGCATCCACCCCTCCGGCACGCTGTGCTGAGCCTGGGCGGCATCCTCGGACGCCTCCACGCATGACTTGATCGAGGCCAGCAGGTAGGACCATGCGAAACCGCGCTCCTGGGACGGGCGCAAGCCGAGCGCACGCGCTACGTCATCGCGGCACTGCTTGTCCAGGTCGTGGAGTTGCTGAGCCTGGGCTACGACCTTTTCGTCGGCGGCCTTCGCCAGGATGATCAGGGAGCGAGCGAGTTCGTCGGGCGTGAAGCTCTCGAAGTCGCGCAGGATGCGCTGGAGGTTCTTGTTGAAGTAGTGGGCGTCCACCCCGTAGCGATTGCGGGTGGCCGTCAGCTCCGCGACCCTGGCCAGGGCGGCGTCGCGCTCTTGCTCTGCCGTAGCGCAGGCCGTTGCTACTTCGTGCAGACGGGCGTTGGCAGCGTCGCGCTGAGCAGCGATCTTCGCGCTGAGTTCGATGTATGCCTTCCAGCGCTCGATCCAGGCTTTGACGATGCGCTCATGCTGGGCGACTGTCATCAGCGATTGATATTCGCCGCCGGATTTCCATTCATCGAGACATGCCTTGTCGCTGACGATTCCGCCGCTGAAGCCGTAACGCCATGCCACCACCTCCGGCCGCTCCGCCTCTGCCTGCGCGCTATTTGCCTTCAGCATTGCGTCCATCTGCTGCACGCTTTCCAGAAGCTCGGGGAAGTGGGTGAAGCCTTCTGTCGGCGCCTGGGAGGGTTGCGCCAGGGCGGCGCGGGCTTGCCAGCCAGTCCATCCGCCATCATCGAATGGGGTTCCGTAGGCGTCCTGGTCGTAATCAGCACGACATACCGGCCTACCCATTGCAGCAAAAGCAGCCTCAAACGCCGCGCGCTCATCCCCGCCTGCCTGCTCTACCGCAGGATGTGCAGTTTCCAGCGCTCCAGATAAAGCTGAACGGTAGGATTCGTCCAGTTCATTCCAGTCTTCATTGCTCATTTGATGGACTCCCACACCTCGGCATTGCCGAGCGCATCGATTGATGTGTACGTGCTGTGCCCGCTTGCTTCTTGAAGCTCTACGGATCCGCCGGCCTCGAGAACAGCGATGTATCTGCGATTAGTTGGCTTGTGCCGGAAGACCTTTCCGACTACGCACTGCGCGTTGATATGTCGGACCTGGTAGCTGTCGGCGAAACAGCCGTGTTCGTGCATGCTCATGCTGCTACCCTCGGGGCTATGCCCATGTCTCTGTCGTGGTGTCCTGCGAGCCAAAGTGACCGCTCATAGAGCATGTGCAGTCCGTAGGGGCAGTCCTGGAGACGTTCGCCGCGGTCGCGTGCTTCGATGCCTTCGCGGTATTCGTCTGTCGATTCGGGGAACTCAAGCCGCTGCTTTTTCATCTTGCGCCCCATGCTTCTTGGCAGCCTTCTCGATGGCGACGCATGCCTTGCATCGGGTGCAGATTCCAGCGTGCGAGTCCTTCTTCGCGTGATACTGAGTAACTGGCTTCGTCTCACGACAGGCTGAGCAGCGCTTGACCATCACGCCGTCGATCTTTGCGATCTGCCCGTGGTCTAGCTTCCACTGCTCGTCTCGGATGACTTTGAATCGTTGGCGGCAGTCTTTTCGCTCTGGTGCACGGATCTTGTCCGCCCGTTTGTCTCGCCCGAAGTAGTTCGAAAGGAGGCGCTGGAGCACGTAATCCCGGATACCAAGCGCGTCGGCGGCTCCCTTGCGGTCCGGGCAGCAATCGAGCAGGACATCCAGAGCAGCAACAAATGGTTCGTCCTTGATCTCCTGGGCGGTTTGCTTGCCCATAGAACGGATACGTCCGTTGAACATTGCTGGAGCCGAGTCGCCGGATACTCCTACCGGGATTTCCTTAATAGCCCCTCCCGACGACATGAACTCCGAAACCAGTCGGTCGATATCCTCATGCGTCATGCTGTGCGGAACTGCTACCGGCTTCAGCCAAGCATCTGCCGGGATATAGATTTCAACGGGTGCTAGATCGGTGTTCATGGCTTTCTCCGGGAAAAAGAAAAGGCCCTGTTGAGGGCCTTTAATTTCGCGTAACTTGTTGATTTAGAACGGAATATCGTCGTCGAATTCGTCATGAGCGCTACGCTGCTGCGGTGCGCTCTGCTGCTGAGGAGATTGCCTGCTCTGAGCCGCCTGGTCATTTACAGACTTTCCGCCAAGCATCTGCATCTGTCCGTGCATGTCGACGATTACCTCGGTGGTGTAGCGATCCTGACCGTCCTGGCCCTGCCACTTTCGGGTGCGTAGGCTGCCTTCGACGTAAACCTGGGAACCCTTGCGCAGGTACTCGCCGGCGATCTCCGCCAGGCGGCCGAAGAACACCACGCGGTGCCATTCGGTGCGCTCCTGTTGCTGGCCGGTCTGCTTGTCCTTCCAGGTCTCGCTGGTGGCGAGGGTGATGTTGGTCACCGCATTGCCGTTGGGCATGTAGCGGGTTTCCGGGTCACCGCCGACGTTACCAACCAGAATTACTTTGTTAACACCTCTCATGCTGCTTTCCTCATGCGCTCTCGCATCTGATGTTCAAGCTCTGCCAACTCTTCCAGGAACGCTTTAACTTCGGACTCCATCTCGCGAATGCGTTCCTCGTCGCGGTGGTAGCGGAAGCACACGTACTGCAATTCATCAGGCAGACGGTCGTCGAAGCTCACGAAGTCGACCCACTCGCGGCCGCTGCATGACATTTGGGCGAGCATCTGCCACTCGTACTGTGGGTCGTGCTTGGCCGACTGCATCGTGTAGATGTGGGTTGCGGTAGACGGGCATTTAATCTCGACGAGCCCATGCTCCCCCGCGAGGCCATCTGGCGACGCGCCAAATCCATCGATTCGCGGATGGATGATCAGGCCTGTTTCGATCGTCATTACGCCTGCATTGAACTCGTAGGCCGAGCGAGCAATCGGCTCCAGGTCGGTACCACGCTGCATTGCGGTGCTGGTGAATCCTTCCTCGCGCTTGCCGGTCAGGCGCTCGCACAGGAGCTGCATCATGTAGTTATGGCGGGTAGCAGAAGGGGCGCCACTGCGCCCCTTTGCCATCACATCCTTGACCTTGCTGGCCGTCACCCGCCCCAGGCGCTGTGCGAACCATTCATCACTACGCTGCTCGATCATCGCCGGTCTCCTCGAATTCAACGTCGATAGGGGCGTCCAGCAGTTCTTTCTTCCGCTGGTCCTTGGCCGCCGTCAGCTGGTCGCGCGCGCCCTTTGTCTTGTAGGCTTTCCAGGCATTGCTGAATGCTGACTGCAAGTCTTCCATTGTTGGGGAGTCCTTGATGAGGCAGACCGACTCGCTGACGTCCTCGTACTGTTCTGCGGGAGTGACGTCTCGTTCAACGATCCGCTCGGCCTCGTCCTGGTCGTATATGCCGGCGAACCCGAACGCGAGGCGTGCGCACTGGATCATTGCCTTGTGGCGAAGCATCCGGCGCGGATGGGACTGCCAAGGCTGGGTGTTCCGCTTGCACTCGGCCATGTACTCAGTCGCGCTGATGGCATGGCTGCGGTCCTTCCGATAGATCTTGCAGGTGCATTCGGTTCCCTGCTGGTCCATTGAGAATTCCATGCCATCGAACTGTGGGTTCTCGTTGATGATCCGAGCCCAGCCATCCACACCAACAACCGGCACGATGCCGTTGTTCTTGTCGGGGAATGCGTACAACTCCTTGGTGAAGGGGTTCAGCTTGTACTGGTCGGCTACGATCAGCAGCGCGACCATCTGGGCATCATTGACCTGACCTTTGAAACAGGTCTGCTTGAGAGTGCTAGCCACCTCTTCGGGCGTTGTGCCCATCTCGTATCGGGTGGCGAACTTGTTCAGAAGAGGTGCTAGTGCAGTGGACATGTTGATACCTCGCCGCGCATGCGCAGCCAGTGAAGGGAGGGTTAGGAGGTGGCTTCCAGCTTCGCCAGTTGGTCGCGCAGTTCGGTTATCTTCTTGTTGCGCTGAGCGAGCCGTTCCGCATCGCGCTTTTCGATTGCGGCAGCTGGGATAACGATGCCTTCGATACTTGCCCATCTGTCTAGGTCAAGGCTGCGATACTTATCGGCAAGGTACTTGGCGCAAAGCTCATCACAATCCTTCTGCGCCATCGCCAGTGCTTCCTGATAGCTGCAGGCCGGGTAGACTTCCTGCCAGCTTCCACTGCCGTCTCTGTATTGGTTGAGCCGGTAGCTCAGGTCTCCATCTGACTTGCCCATGATCGAAATCAGCTTCAGGCCTTCGTACTTGATCCTGCTGCCCCATGAATCGACGTCGTACTGTTTGGTGCTGTCCTCCCAGTCAACGATTTCAGGTGAGTAACCTGCGATGTAGACATGGGTGATTTCGCCGGCCATGAATCTTTTCAGCGTATCCATCTGGCTTTCATCGGCGCCCTTAACAAACCGCAGGAGAGCATCTGCTTGAATCTTTGCCTTCTCCTTGGCTGCGCTCAAACTCTGGCGCATACGCTCTATCTCGCCTTCCAAACGCTTGCGCTCGGACTCGTAGTTCTGCTCCAGCTCGCGAAGGCGCTTTTCCTTCCACGACTCAACCGGCTTATCGTGCAGACTCTTGACGACGAAGTTCTCGCCGCTCGGAATTTCTTGTCCTTCGCTGACGAATACTTCTTGGACAATCGATTGCTCAGCGTTGAGCTTTCCGAGGACGAGAACCTTCTTCCCGTCGTTCGTGTATTTGATGTTGCTCATATCGTTCTCCAGGTAGAAGGTGAAAGGCGCTTAGCCCTTGCTGCTGAATGTGCAGCTGTGGCTGGTGCCTGCGAGAGCAGCCATCAACTCGGCTGCCAGTTGCTTGTTCTTGCTGCCTTGATCGCGAACACGCAGGTGGTGATTTCCTGCCGTTGTCTTGTGCGGATAGAAGACGAGCGAGACGCCGGGCTCGAAGTAAGTGAAGGCTTGGTAGTCGTGCTGGCTCCATTCCAGGCAGCCGCCTCGGCCTTTCATGACCTTTCCAGCCTGCTGAAATTCGCGCATATAGATCTTCCGGTACTTCCCGGCGAGAGGGTCTTTCATGGAATTCTCCTGTGGAATGGAAGGCGCGTTACGTGCGCCACTCGGCAGCGTCACCCCCGCTGGGGAAGCCGCAGTTATCCGGATTACCGGCCTGCTGCGGACAGGTGCGTAGCTTCTGCGGTGATGATGCCGCCCCAGATCGGGCCGGCTGCGAGAATGAACAGGTACAGCAGGCCGCCGAAGAGGCTGCCTAGCCAGATTGCTGTGCGTCGTGGGTTCACGGCGTCACCCGCTTGAACTCGACGACCCAGACCCAGGGATTGGCGGTGAAAGCCTCTGGGCCGTTGATCTCTCCCCAAAGGGAGCGGAACCAGAGCCAAGCATCCAATCCACTACCGCCCGTTTCGCATTCGCGCTCGGCGGGATATCCCTCGGCCCGTGCCTGCTCCTCGCTGATGTCCTGCAGGCGCTCTACGCGAACGGCGGTGATCTCCAGTAGGATGCGGGAGGCCCAACGCGGCATATGGATAGAGGGGCGAACGCGGCCCTTAGAGATCATGGAGCATCCTGTCTGCCGAACGCTGAGGTCTGCCGGGTACCAGATCGGTTCACCTTGGCTGAGGTCGCACGGCGCGATTGCGTCTACCTGGGCATCTGCTGCCCAGGCCTCCCGCACCCACAGCCGATCGCCGGGCTCGCCGTAGGGGCAGGTGATGCGTGCGTGCAGGCCGGCATCAAGCGTCTTGAATGGCGTATTGGGATCGACCATTGAGCCGAGGAAGTCGGGCTGCGGCGACACCACTCGGCGGCTGACCGTCTTCCTACCTTCCAGGATGGCGCGGACCATCTGGTCGTTGAACAGGATCGGACGTTCTTTCATTCTTCTTGCTCCTCAAGCTTTGTCAGCCGAGCCAGCATTTCACTGGTTAGCTGCGCATGGTCCTCTTGGCTAAGGACAGGCATGGGCACGAACAGAACGCCCGTATTTTTGAGCACCTGGGCGGCCTCTATGGCCTTGCGAAGTAAATCGACTGGTGCGCGCTTCATAGCCCCGCCACCTCAACAAACGCCACGGCGAACATGAACACGCTGCCCACAAAAAAAGCCGCCGAAGATCAGGACTTGGGCGGCCTTGGTCAGGTCGATGGTGATGGTCATGTGGATGACTCCTGGCGGCGGTAGCCGGCGTCGTATAGCGCGTAAAGCGTAGGGTACTGATATGGAACTCCTTGAATTGACATAGCCATATCACCGACTGCCTTCTCCCGCTCCTCGGCGGCGATCTGCTCGGGGGTGCGGATGGGGCGGAACAGCATGTCGCACGTGCGGTAGAGCTGTTCTTGTGCGTCGTCGTACGCAACTAGAGACTCTTCGCTGATGTACCGAATTTCACAGGGACGATACTCAGGCCAGATCATGTGTCTGTATTGGCACACCGTCCCAACCGGCGGCAGGCCCTGGCCGTCCCAGGCCTCTTGCGGTCTAGCCTCGAATGTCGCCTCACGCTCTGCGGATACAAAACAATCTGCCCACACTCCGGCCCACACTTCGCTTCCTTCGAGCCAATAGGACCATTCATTCCCGACCTTTTTCATCCAGCCTTCGCCGAATACTATCCCCCTCGGCTCCCAATGAGTCGCACCCTCCGGTGCCGTGTTCCAGTCAATGCTCATGCTCGCCTCTCCCTAACCAGTCGTTCAGCGTTCTCGATAAGCGTGGATTCGAATGCGCGGAACCAGATGCGTTGTGCCAGTTCCAGATCGCCTCGGCGGACGGCTAGGAGTAGCTGAGTCATCGGGCACTCTTTGCTGTCGACCTCTGCGAGCCACTCAGGCACGAATCCGGCAAAGCCGTAGACCGTGAACTCCGGCCCGATAAAGGGCCTCTCTTTCCGGTCATGGAACGGCACGCAATCACCGTCTTCACAGTTCAGAAGCTTCCCGACTTGCTCAGTGACATACTCTCGGTCGCCGTCATCGTCGGGCGGTAGCGCGTTGTCCCAGCGCTCCTGGGCGTATTTCAATGCGGTGTTCATGTCTCACCTCGCGTTCGCGTGCATGCGGCAGCGTCCTGTCTCGCTGTCGTCATACAGGCGAAAAAAATGCCCGGACTTGCCGGGCTAAGAGGGGTACTTGTCGGTGTCATTCGCTTTCAACGTATGCGCCGAAGTCAATGTGATTACCGAGAAAGTCTTGAGCTAACTCTTCTAGATATTCATCTTTCCCTTCTTCTGAAAGAGAGTCCCAATACCCTTTGTCTATCTCGATAGAGTCTTCGTGTTTGCATCCAGCAAATCCGGTATCCACATACATTTTGATCTTGATAAGTTCCATTTCTCATTACCTGTTCTTGTGTGCCAGGGTAGGGTGGGGATGCCGGAGCTGATCCCGCTTCGGGTCTTACTGCTTGGTCCGCAGATACCAAGCCGAGCTCGCCTTTGATCTAGCGAGATACGCCGACTTACGCCTCGCCACCAAAGGGTTCTCATAACCTGCACCAGATGTCGTACCTGGGCCCAGCCAGCGGACTGGAATAATCCCCATTGAAGGGTGGCGTCCTTGCCGGGGAAGTCAGTCGATCAGCACAAGGTCTGCAATTCGCTCGTGCGACTCAAGCCGATCAGGAGCGATTTCGCATACGAGATCGGCGTCGAATGTTTCGAAGTCTCCGGAGTCTGCTTCTGTCATTGCATGAATCTCTGCCTGCTTTGCATCGGCAGCTTCGATCACAACCGTGCAACGAGCGAGCAAACTGATTTCGAAGTACGGCATATCTAGCCTCCAGTGTGTATGCGCCAGGGCGCGTCCTTGCCGGAGAAATCAGTCGTACTTTCTGCCGTGGAACGCATTCCCGCATCCAAATATTGAACGATATGCATCACTTGAACTTCTCTCTCTTTCAGAGTCAATTTGTATCCTGAGCATCTCTAGCTCGTATCTAGCTAATCCGCCCCATTCGCGCTCAGTACGTGAATACTCGGCTTCTAGTTTTCTTAAACGTTCGCTCATATTGCCTCCAGTGTGTGTATGCGCAAGGGCGCGTTAGGCGCTGGCCTTTGCGATTGAGGCAGTCATTAGCTCATGGATGGCGTCGTACTCCTTAACCGATTCAGGCGAGAGGAATCCCGATCCGCTCGGCTCGACGACATCCCACAAACGACCGTACAGACGCTTGAAGGCTTGGCACGCCTCAAGCAGCTCGGGCGCGGCAGAGGTCAGGCGAGTATTTGCCTCTGCCTCTGCAATCCGCTCATCGCTTCCAGCGCTGATGGTGGTGATTCCGCGAAGAAGGACATCCTGGCCTCCTTTAGTCATCAATCTGCCCCATTTGTCTTGGCACCAAGGCCCCGGCGTGTGCTTCATCATCTGTTCTCCTGCCTGTCAGGCGTCTTGCGGTGGTTCGGGTAGGGGCATCCAGTGGGTGATGTTCATGTAACAGGTTGAGCCGTCGAGGTACTGCCATGGATGATGCTCACGATTCTTTGCGACCGCGAAGAATGGGCCATGTGAACATTTCTTCCCTTTGCGATAAGCCAGTACCGTTTTGTTTGGCGTCGGCATGCGATCTTCTACCCTGATCCAATCGTCCATCTCTCACCTCACCAATACATAGTCAGAAACAGCACAACGAACAGCGCTGCGAACTCGCCAAGGTCTGGCATGGATTCCTCTCTTGCCCGAGGGCTTGTGATTGGCTGTATGGGGGAGTGGTCTGGCCGGTGCTGAGTCTCTGTCCGGCTGGCGCCGGGCTGGGTCACTGGCGGACTAGATAGCCGCGCACGCGCTATATCCCTAGCGCTGTGCGACCAGACCACTCTCCGATACAGCCTGGCGATGTGGCCAGGTGGATCGGGCCTGCGTTGGGGAGCCCGGCAGGCGCGGGTGATGCCCTGCTACCGGCAGGGCGTCGGGCTATGCCTGCTTTTCTGCGTCATCCTCTGCAAACGCAGAGCGCGCCAGGTCTATCAGGTCGCTCCACGTCAACATGAAGGTCTTGCCGTCGTCACGTACGACCACAGGAGTTCGCAGTGGCTCGGTCACCATCATGGTGTAAGAGTGATGCTCACCATCTGCGGAGCCGATGCGACTGTGCAGGGTCAGAGGCTGTTCTTTATGTACGGTGCCAATCATCGTCCTTTCCTCGGTGATGCCCCGGCGAACCGGGGCGGGGTGGTTAGGCGGTGCGAATGGAGCCGTGGGGCAGCCACTAGGCTGCGAGCCTCCGCGATATCTCGATGAGCGCATCACATACGCGCTCATCGTGTTGTTCGGTAAGGCGGTACCTGCCCACTGCCTCAAGTACGACTCTTGATTTGGCTTCCTTCCAGGCAGCGTGAGCATCATCCGCAGTTGCGTATGAACCGAGGAATGCTCTTCTGCCTTCCATCGTCCAAATCCTCACCATGTACGGTCTGTCTTTGTTTCGCATGATCGAAACGCCAGTCGGTAAGCCGCGAAATGATCCGTGACCGTCATGCAAAAGGTTGTTTAGCCAGGCAGGAATGAAGACTGAGGTGTCCGGGCTATACATCTTGTCTCCCGGTCGGAGAAGGTCTTTGTCCAGGTGGTTTCCTTTCCATGGGCGTTCTTGCATCCACTCGCGGAATGCCATGAATGAAAGCCAACGCTCATCGACCTTGCAGTCAACATAGGCAGAACTGTGTTCGTATCTTTTCCCATAACAGCGTTCCAGCATTCCTTTCCAACGGCTGTAGAACGGGCACATGTAACGTTCCCCATTGATGAGCCGGTAAACGTTGTAGTCGGCGTCATTTCTTCCTACGCCTCGAATCAGGCCTTTCTTCATCTGATGCCTCCTGTTCGATTTCTTCGATGCCCCTCTTGCGAAGGGCATCTGAGAAATCGGTGTTTCTCCCGCGTTCGCCTACTGGGCTTCTACAACCCGCGGGTCTTTCGTCATTGCTGTCAGGGTTGACCGTGCCGCCGGCATGCCGCGCGCCGCAGTCTTGAGCACCGTTACCCGCCACCTGTGCCTGGGCGATTATTTCTTTCCATACGTTTTCTGGTTCAGCCGCTGGTGGCTTAGGCAATACGGCGTACTCAGGTGGGATTCGCCCACGCCGGGTACGTCAATGCCTGGCTTGGCCAGCGGCGTTTTGCGTGCGTTGTTAAAGAGCGGTCGGCTCGGTGGCCTGGCGCTGCGTTGTTCTGCGGCGTTGATGCTAAATTAGCAGTGCTGTTATTGAATGGTCAATAGCACTGCTGATATTTTTCTCGCGCCCATGAAAAAGCCCGCGCTATGCGGGCTCTGGATTCGTATCAGGCGGGGAGGGGTGGATCAGTATTTATCGCGGAATCGGCTTGCGACACGAGCAAGGTAGGTCATCATCTCGCGCTGGCGAGCCTTACCATGGGCATCAGGGTGAAGGAGGGCAAGCAAGGAGTAGCGGTTTTCCTCGAATAGCCCCTGGACGTAAACCAAGGCGGCGTCCTGTTGCGGAGCACCGTTCGGGCAGGTTCTGTCACGCTGAGGTCGGTTGGCCGGGAACACCGTGGGCGGAATAGCGATGTGGATGTGCATCAGGCCGGCGCGATAAGCCTCCTGCGGCACGACATATGGCACATCACGCCCGAAATAGGGTGGCAGCCAGAGACGATCAGATTCGATGTAGCGGGCAAAATCGCGGCAGAGACCATCAAGGAGAGAAGGGAAATCCTTCAGGACGCCCTGGAAGAGCTCGGCGTAGGTTTCTGGATTGAACTCGACAATCACCGCCATCCTGGTGATCAGCTCACCAGGCGATGCAGGCGTTCGGTGCCGAGGTCGGCCAGAGATTTGAGTCCTTCACCGCTTACGTTACTCTGGAAGACTTCAGGAACGGTGATTTGCTGCTTGAAGAGAATCTCGTTCTGCACGGCCATGGCGCGAACCTTAGCCAGGTTGCGGCGAAAGGCGTCGTACTCTTCGCCGATTACTGGCAGTCTCGACAGTGAGCTATCGGCAGGAACAACCTCTTCTAGCTGGCGCAAGGTATGCACCACCTCGGTGAAGGGCTGCTCATTGATCAGCGAGTCAGGCACCTTATGCTCCAGCATGATCTTGCAGGATGTCTCAAGGGTGTCGCGAAGTTGGCCGAGAGCAGCCATGGCGCGCTTGATGCGCTCGCGGATCTTGGCCTTCTTGGCAAGTTCCTGCTGCTGATGTTGCTTGCTGGGCTTTTGGCTATCCAGATTGGGGGTTGCCGCTGCCAGTTGGGCGCACGAGGTCGAAACGCTCAGCGCCAGGCTGAGCATTGCTACCTTGGAGAAAGGAATCTTTGTGCGGGCCATGCGGCTCTCCCGAGCAAGCTACAGGCCAAAGAATACCGCTAGTGGCACTACAACTCAATGTGAGGCGGCTATGAGGGGGCCGTAGCGCGTTAAGCGCCGGCGTGGGGAGTTCGTCAGGTCAGTGCAGGACCGGGAGGGAAGGGCAGGAACGAAAAGGCCGCGCCGGGGAAGGTTCCAGCGCGGCCTGGTCCTTTCGGTGTTGTGCCTTCAAGGACGCCTCAATGTATCAAATGCGCGGCTGATGCGAAAAGGCCGCACTGGAGTCGAGGCGCGCCCCGTGCCTGACTGCTGCTTTCTCAGGGCGGCGGAGGGGATCTGTCAAAGGCGGGCGGGGACGAAAAGCCCGTAGTGCAGGGCTTCGTGTCACTGAATCTGTCTGGGAGTGTACATAGAGCCGATATGAAGAGCTTCTTCTTTTCCACCCTGAAGTAGGTGAGCTTTCTTCAGGATGTACGCTGGGAACTTGGTCACCAAGTAATCATTCCTGAACCACCTTCGGAATTCAGCAAGCGCAGCGTTCGGATAAGCCTTAGCTTCCTGTGGGTTGCTTTGCGCTTGCGGATAGCGCGGCGGGAAATTGTGTTTCCACGAAATTCGCTCGCCATGCTGTGCCGCCAAGTTGTTTTCCTGCCAGTGCTTCGCCCACATCTGGCCAACGCTGATGTCCGGAATAGTCTTGTGATTAACGGTTAGATCAGCCGTGATCAGGTCGACAATCAAGCCGGTAATCTCGTGGAAGACGATGAAATAACCATCCGGCGAACTATTGGCCAGCAGGGATACACGCTCGTGATGATACTGCCACCTGTCGCCGGGTGTGTAGTTGAGAGATTCGTAGATGTATCGCTGCAGGCCAAACTCAGCGAAGCGTCGATAGCTATCGATGGCCTGCCTTCCTGGGCTTCTGGTCTCGAATGCGTAGTACTCCAGTATCGCCATGCATACGATATCTGGGTAGGCGTAGTGAGGACTTCCATCCCTCGTGGTCTCGATGAAAAGCTTGCGGTCGGTGTAGCCGCGATCGAACAAATACTGCTTGATGAACGATATTCTGTCTTTCGACAGGATATCGTCATCGTAGTGTTCTTCCCATTCCTGAGTGATCTCCTGAATAGCGCTTCGCGGAGCCCCAGTGACGAGCGCAAGGCCGCGCTGGGTTAGGAATGGAATACCGTTCTCCAGAATACCCATTTCCACGCCATTGACATCGCGCTGAACCTCGATACCCAGATCTAGAGCGAATTGCTTTGGGGTGGCCGGCAAAGACCTTCTTTTCACATATAACTCCTTGATTAATAATGAAAATTTGGCGGCCTGCTCAGCCATCAGATACATGATCCGCCCATAGCTACAAATCCCCACCCCGCCAGATGACCTTGCCTATGATGCGGTGCTCGTCGTTGTCTTCACGCGACAGGTTACGGTCTGGAAACTCGGCCTTATCCTCGTTGTCACTTCGGATTATCCAGCGGCCAAAAGTGGATGAAACCAGCCTCTTGACGATGGCTCCATCAGATCCAGCGAGCACGAAGACCTGGTGGTCTTCAGGCTCAATCTTAGATAAATCAACGAGGAGCACATCACCATCGTTGATGGTGGGCTCCATGCTCTCACCATCCGCATAAATGACGGCCAAGCTCTTTGGGCTGACGCCCTTCGCCTTGAGCCACTCCCGCTTAAAAGCCAAGGTGGCTCGAATCTCAACATGCGGGTTCTCACTTCCTAAACCGGCCGCTGCCTTGGCATCGTACTGAGGCACGAAGGCGTATCGCTCCTCGCTCAGGTCGGCAGCATCAAGACGATCCGGGAATGGCGCATTCGCGGCTTCGCGCTCAGGCGCCTTGACTCCATCTTGGTGACTGGCGCGCCTGATTCCAGAAGCCAGGGTTGGGCTCACCTCCGACGGCTCAAACTGAAGATGCTCGGCGAGCCTGACAAGAGCCTCAAGGTTAAGCGCAACGCGTCCAGTCATGTATTGACTGACGGTGCTTTGCCCGGACTTCCAGCCGCATTTTTCACCCAGCTCAGCCTGGTTCAGTATTGGATTGTCACCGCGTTCACGCGATTCCTTGACTCGCTTCTTGTAGATGGCCTGGAGGCGCTTAGCGTCGTCCAACTGGGATTGCGACAGAGGGGTTCTTACGGGCTTTTTCATCCGAGTGATTAAGTAGCAGAGCTGATATTTATGCAAACAGCACTGCTGCTGTTTTGCTTGAAAAATCAATAACAGCAGTGCTAATGTGTGTGCAGGACTCCAGCGAGAGCACACCATGAAGACCGTAACCCTCATTGAATACCTGGCTGAGCACGGCACGCAGGCTGATCTGGCCAAAGGGCTTGGCGTGCAGCAGAGCGCTATCTCTCAGATGCTCCGCGCCAAGCGGAACATAACCATCACGATCCGTGACGACGGGAAGTTGGAGGCTGTTGAAACGCGGCCGATCCCGGCGCGCAAGGCCGTTGCCTGACCCCGACCAATCTACCGGCCGGGAGGCCACAAAGCATGCGAAGCGAATCGCACACCCTGATCTCCACACTGCTCAGCGTGGTGAACCAATGGCGCCGCCGCGAAGGCTGGAGCCGCGAGACCGTGGTCCAGCACATCGTGGAGGCTCACGAACGCATCAACGCTCATATCGCCACCGGAATCGTATTCGACCCTCCCTCGCGTGATGCGATGGACAGGATGAAGGCGAATGCCGATCGGGTGTTCCGCTGGCTGGATGACTCCACGAAGGACAACAACCTGCTTCCGGCAAATTTCCTGCCGTCGATCCTGGCCGCTCTCCCGAACGATTTGAAGATTCAGGCCTTGGGTGACCTGCTGACTCCGGTCGGGGTATCGGTTCGCCTGATCGATGGAGAGGGCGGCAGAGCGGGAAGTGCTCTGCATGCTCCGATCCCTGATCAAAGAGAACGGCGAAGCACAGCAGGCAATTGCGAGCCTGGTTGATGGCGCTGATGAAGGTGAGCTGCAAGAGGCTCACCGTGAACTCTCTGAGTCTCGCGCCGCGACAGAAGAGGCTCTGCGGATGATTGACCAGATGCGACGCAAGCCTCGCCTGGTGAGCGTCTGAGCATGCGCCCTCGCCTCACGAACTCTGATTACGCCGCAATGGCTAACGCCGCTGAAGAGCTGGCGGGAATGGGTTCGAGTGAGTGGAGGCGCAGATACAACAAAGCCCTGAGCGACTACTACAGGGCTTTGTCGGTGCGTGGATCGGTGGCAGCCGAATCACGCGTGGGAAATAGCAAACGTACGGACCGAGTATGAGCAATATCGTTTCATTACGCAACACCGGGGGGTTTACCCGGATGGACAACAGCTTGATGGAATCGCTGGCCAAGGTGGATTTGCCTGCCCGCGAGTTCCGAGTGCTTTTCGCGATATGCCGCCAGACGATTGGATATCAAGTTGAGGCAAAGCGCCTCACCGCCGACGAGATTGGCTCGCTGACCAACATGCGCCGCGACGTGGTGTCAAAGGCGATCAGCCATCTGCTGGAGAGGCGCATCCTGTTCCGCATCGGGGGAAGCCGCGGTGAGCTGGGCGTTTCTCCCGACAGCGAATGGGTATTCCATGAGCAGAAGAAAGAACGTCTCAGTGAGACCAAATCATCTCACTCGGACAATGTGATCTCACTCGGCGATAAGGTGAGTGAGACCAAAACTGCTCACTCCCTTCTCTATACAAAGAAAGAAGATCTACCCCCTGAAACTGTTCCTTCGGAACAGATTTCCGCCCCCCAGGGGGCTGATCACGCTCCGGTCAAGAAATCCAACGGGGTTTCGTTCGATGGCGAGGACTTCCAAGTCGAACCGGCCCTGATTACCAAATGGGCCAACGCGTACTCCCCGGTTGACGTCGAGGCAGAGATCGCACGGGCTGCCGTGTGGGCTGCTGCAAATCCCCGGAAGGCCAAGAAGAACTGGCGCATGTTCCTGGTCAAATGGCTGGCAAAGAGCGCCACCAACTCCGTGAGCGAGACTGGCGTTCCGGTCGACAAGATCATTGACCTGTACCACCGTGTTTGCCCGAACCTGCCGGCTGTCTCGGTTGTCGGCGACAAGGTTCTCCGCGCCCTGATCGTTGAGCGCTGGAACGAGAGCGAATCCCACCAGGCCAGCCCGTTCTGGAAGACCATCTTCGAGCGCGCGAATCGCACCAGCCAAATTTGGTATCGCGGCGCCAACGTGGTTCCGCGTCTCGAGGTGATCTGCTCGCGTGCCGTGTTCCGTCAGTTGGAGGAGCAAGCATGATCGAACTTCACAGCCTGGAGGCGGAACACGGCGTGCTGGGCGCCATGCTCAAACAGCCGCACCTGATTAGCGTTCTGTCCGAAGAGCTTTCCCCCGACGCGTTCGCATACAGCGTCAACGCAGACCTGTATCGGCTGATTCTTGATCTGGAGTCTGCCGGCACGCCGATTGACATCATCACTCTGGCGGAGGCCAAAGAGTTCCTTTGCGACGAAACCCGGACGATGGCTTACGTCGGGGAAATCTTGAGCAACATCGTCAGCGTGGCGAATGCCAAGGAGTACGCAAGGATCGTTCGTGAGCGAGCCATCTCACGCCAGATAGCTGATGTGGCCAGTGGGGTAGAGGAGGTTGCTCATCAGAATTGTTCAATCGAAGACAAGATCGCACAGGCCCAGGCTCTTGTGCTTGGTCTGGATGCTGGCGGCACCAACGGTGAGTGCCAAATGGTTGGGGACATCCTGCGCGACCATGTGGAGGTGCTTCAGGAGCGCCATGACCGAGCGCAGAAAGGCGACATGTTGGATGGTTTGAGCACCGGAATTCCAGACCTCGATCAGTACACACAAGGCCTGAAGTCTGGACAGATGATTGTCATCGCTGGTCGACCTGCAATGGGCAAAACCACCTTGGCGATGAACATCGCAGCAGACGTGGCCATCAAGCAGAACAGGCCGGTCCTGGTGATCAGTCTCGAGATGACCAAGAGCCAGCTAATGGATCGCCTGATCGCGGCCGTCGGCGGAATACCCCTGCAGAATCTCAAGGACGGCTCCTGCACCCACAAGGAGTCTACAGAACTCGCCGCAGCTACCCTGAAGCTCCGCGACGCCAAGATCGCCGTGAGCGACGTGCCGGTCATGACGATGCCGCGAATCCGCTCCATTGCCCGCCGGCAGAAGCACCGCATGGGTGACCTGGGCCTGATCGTCATCGACTACCTGGGCCTCGTGGAAGGAGAGGGCAAGGGGCGTGTAGATGATGTGACCACCATGTCGCGCCAGATGAAGCTGTTGGCCAGGGAGATCGGATGCCCGGTGCTCCCGCTCTGCCAGCTCAACCGCGGATGTGAGTCTCGCCCGGATAAGCGCCCGGTGCTCAGCGACCTACGCGAGTCCGGCGCCATCGAGCAAGACGCGGACATCGTGATGTTCGTGTACCGCGATGAAGTCTATTTCCCGAACAGCGATAAGAAGGGCATCGGCGAAATCCTGATCCGGAAGAATCGGGACGGAGAAATCGGCAGCGTCTTCACCTCCTTCCAGGGAAGCAAATCCCGATTCGTTCCTCTTGCAAGCCACTACCGCGAGCAGTCTGAGCAGAAGGAGGACTGGTGATGAAGCGCTCCTGGACCGTGATCGTAGGCAACAAGCGCTTCACGATGATTCTGATGGAGGACTGCGACCCGCTCGCGGTCGTGAAGAGCATTTGGCCTGAAGGGAGGATCGAGCAGTGACGCCCGCAAAACAGGAGTCCCTCATGCAGGGACAGACCGGCATCGCGAAGAAGGTCTATGAGTGCGTACCGATCTCTGAGCCCTGGCGTTCGTTCCAGGTGCTCACCGCGCTACGCAACATGACCGGAAGCACGCCGGACGTTCGGATTGTCCAGGGCTGTCTGCGCGATCTGGTCGATTCCGGACTGATCCGCCGCACTGGTACTGACCACTACCAACGAATCCAAGTCGAGAAAAAGACCAAGCCTCAGGAGCCGAAGATGGGCGAGCCCGCGAAGAAGATCGAAACCCAGTCCGAGCAGAAGCGCTTTGCCTCCCCGCTGGAGATGCTGGGCGAACTGGCAAACGAGCTCGCCGGCATGGCCGAGCACATGAAGCGCCTGTCTGATCGAATCGAGGACGTCGCGCTGGCAGTCGAGCAGGAGCGCGAATCGAACGCTAAGTCGATGGAAAGCTATCGCCAGCTCAAGGCACTGCTGAAGAGCCTGCAAGGGGAGGGCGAGTGACGTGGATATCGTAGACATCGCCAACGACTACGCCGAGCGTGAACTCGCTGAACGCCTGTACTCCCGAGTCAAGTACGTCGGCGAGAGCCTGTACGAATGTGAAGACTGCGGCGAGGAGATTCCTGTGGCGCGTCGGGCACTCGTTCCTGGGGTTCGTAAGTGCCGGGACTGCGCGGAACTGGCTGAGCGGAGGGCTGTGTGATGGATGTTAAAACGCACTATTGCTCGTTCTGCGGAGAGTCAGAGCACGACCTAAAGGCGCTCATCAAAGGCCCGTCGGCGCTTATCTGTGATGCATGTGTTGCTCTGTGTGTGGAACTGCTCGAGGACAAGGGCCATTGGCCGCCAGTTCCTTGTGGTTCTGGAGTTTCCGAATCCAATCCGGAGGAGGTCGAGTGATGCGGAACTATCGCAAGCCAGAAATGTACTCGGACGCCGATTGGGAAATGGTCCAGGGCTACATGGCCGGCAAGGATGGCCTGCGCGCCGAACGGTCCACGGCAGCCTACATGCATGGTTATCGCAATGGGGTTTCGGACAGGACTGGTGTTCCTCACGAACGCGCCGAGGTTCTTCGTCGCCGTGCGGAGATGATCCCCGGTATCACTCCCCATAAGGTCTGGTTTCAGGGGAGGGCGCCACGTGACTGACTTCTTCGAACTCCTCGACGAGCCTGGCGCTCAGGTTGCGGATGGTCCGCTCCCGGGAAAGAAAGGGTGGGGCAAGGCGCCGTTCTGCGGAAACAAGGCCCACCTCTTCGAGCTGGTCTTTGCCGACACCATTGGCCCGCATGGGCGAGAAAAGTACTGGGTAGCACTCTGTGGTGCGGATGCGGTTACTACCGACAAGGCGCCGATGTTCTCGGCTGGTAGCTGGCGACGGTGCAAGAACTGTGAGCGGAGAGCGAGCCATGACTGACAAGAAGATCGACAAGTTCTGGACTTACATGCTGTCAGCAATCATCGGAATGAGCTTCGCCGCACTGGCTATCCATCTATATGACCGATTTTCTGGGAACGGAACAGCCTGGAGCTTCTACAACCCCAGTACAAACATGACCTGCCTTGTCGCTCGTAGTCGTGGACAGGAAGTTATGGCTTGCCTGCCCGGTGACCGCCAACAGGAGGCAAGCCGTGGCTGAACTCGCTCTCATCCGCACAGCCCAGGGCCTGGTCCCGGCGACCGAGGCAGATCGCGAAACTGTTCAGAAGTGGAAGGCCGGCCAGGTCGTCCACGGGAAATTCACCCGGATGCGCAATGCCAAGTTCCACGGCAAGTTCTTCGCCATGCTGGATCTCGCATGGGAGTACTGGGAGCCGAAAGGTGGTCTTGTGCCGCGCCAGGAGATGCGTGGCATTCGTGGGCTGGCCAAGTACTTCGAGGATCTGAATGGGCGTCCTGGCCAATTGCAGAACGCCGTCGCTGCGTATATCGCCAAGCTTGAGGCTGATCGCGCCGACCGCTTCCCCGCAGTCGAGAAGAGCCGAGAGGCTTTCCGGGAGTGGATCACCATCGAGGCCGGGCACTTCCACCTGATCCATACCCCCGACGGTGTGCGCAAGGAGGCTAAGTCGATCAGTTGGGCCAGCATGGACGATACGGCCTTTGAGCCCCTCTACCGGGATGTGTTCGCGGCCTGCTGGCGGCTGGTCCTTTCCTCTCACTTCGAAACCGAGGCTGACGCCATGGCGGCGGCTGATCAGATGGGGACTTTCGCATGAGCAAGTTCAAGGCGGGGGATCTCGCTCTTAATCTGCAAGACATCCCCAACTGCATCAGTGCAGGAGTGGTAGTCGAGTTGATGTCTCGACTTGCCCCCGGTGATCTATTTGTCGACGACGGCCAGACCTTTCAGGTGAATCGGCCAGCTTGGTGGGTGCTCCATGAAGGAGACCGGCTCTACATACCTGAACGGTATCTCATGCCTCTGCGCGGCGACTTCCAGCCCGAGCAACAGAAGGCGAAGGAGGTGGAGGCATGAGCAGGCGGCAGGTTGCAAAAATTCTGGTGGGGCAGCTTCTGGTCATCGCACTCATCATCTACACGCAGACCTCTGCGCCCATCAACCCATGGATTATCTCAATAGTTGGGACGGCCACCCTATGGCTTGGCTACTTCGCGGGAGAAGAGCTATGAGCCGCAGCTTGTTCTTCCGCGCCATGCGGAGAGTTCCTGTTCGGCCAAGAGCGCTCATTGTCCTGGCGATCATGATCGCCTTTGGCTGGGTGCCGCTTGTGGTGGCTGTATGCGAGGCAGTCGGCGAAGGGGTTCGGGCCTGCCGGCAGGAATCGTCCAGGCTCTACGGCGACTTCAGCAAAGCTTTCACCGACTGCTGGAAAGCCTTGGTTTCGGGGGAGCCTCAATGAGCCTATCCGCTAGCCAGCTCAAGCCGAAGAAGTGCCAGAACCCTGAGTGCGGCACCAGGTTCATCCCGCAGCGCCTCGGGCAGCGCGTCTGCTCACCAGCCTGCGCCTTGGCCATCAAGGACAAGCACGCCAAGCCGGCGCGGAAGGCCATCGCTGACCGCGAGCGGAGGGAGATCAAGGTTCGGAAGGAGAGGCTGAAGACGCACAGCGACCACATCAAAGATGCAGAGAAAGCCGTTCGGGACTACCGGCGAACCTACGAGCTTTCCATCGGCAGCGGCTGCATAAGCTGCGGCAAGTCTCAGGCTGAGGTACTGGCTGAACAAGGCTGGAAGACTGGAGGCGCATTCGACGCAGGGCATTTCCTCGGCAAGGGGGCAAGGCCCGAGCACCGCCTGGAGCCATCCAACATATGGCTTCAATGCAAGGCCTGTAACGCCGGCTCCAGCAAGTACGCCAGGAGGGGGCTTACCGTTTCCCAGGGCTTCCGTGAGGGCTTGATCGAACGCATCGGCCTGGAAGCTGTAGAGGCTCTGGAAGCCGATCACCGTCCCCGAAAGTACACCAACGACGAACTGAAGGCGATCACCGCCGAGTACCGCGCCAAGCTGCGCGAACTGAAGAAGAGGACTGCCTGATGTGCCTTTGGCTTGCCGTGACTGTGAACGGTGAATGCATCGATTGCGCGACCGATACCGACGAGCTCGCCGCAGCAATTGGCTGCCAGATTGCGGATCTGGTTTCCATGTCTGGCGATGCCATGGAGGGCCAGCAGTGTCTTTGCGACCTGGATACTGAAAAGACCGCCTTGAAGTTCGGGTTCTCGGTCAATTGGGCTCCAGAGTTCGGTGAGGTCGAAATCTTCAAGGTGACGGGATGAATTTCGAAGACTGGATCGCCCAGCAATGGGCAATCCTTCGAGAGTACGGGCTGATTAAGGGGGAAGCATGATCTACACCAGCATTCTGTCAGCGGTCGTCTCCGCCCTGGCGGCGGAAACCATCGACAACACTGCTAAGCAAGCTTGGCAGAAGCTCTATCAGCCGGGTTACGCCGACAGTGAGGGGCTGGCCGGGCTGATCAGGGCCTCTAACAGTTCGGGAATCAAGCGCATCGATGCCGATTGCTGGGTGCATGCCAGGCTACACAGCCAGCTCAAGCCTCGGCACTGGAACGCACTTGTGGCGAAGTACAGCACTCACCGCGAGAAGAAGAAGGCCGCAATCGAGGCGCTTATCCCCCTGATCGCCACCCCGGCGCCACGCAGGTTCCTTGGGATGGCTGTCTATACCTGGGCTATCCCCAAGCTGAAGGGGGCAGAAGGAAAGCGCTCTACCGACATGATCATTCTCGATGCCGTGTTCTACGACATGAACAACTGGGAGTCTGAGGGTCGTCCAGAGCAGACCAGGCGCCGGTGGCGCTCTGGAATTCATAGCGTCCTGAATGAAATGCTCAAAGAGGCAGAGGTTGCGGCTGGTGAAATCCTGATGGCGGAAGGAATCATCTTCGGCGAAGCAGCATAGGGCTTGCATTCAATGAGCGTTTGAGCGAATATTTCCCCATCCTGTCGATCTTGCGCGTTGTGAGGATCGGTGGCTATGAAGCCCTGGCATCTGCCGGGGCTTTTTCGTTTCCAGCCCAATGCGGAGTTCTGAAATGTCTGCCGAATCGAAAGATGTTTGGCTGCTCAAGGGGATCGGCGGTGGCGCGCTGGTCCTGCTGCTCCTGGTTGGAGCGGTAGTGGTACTGATCTGAATCCTTCGGGTTGCGACTACGCGGCCGGGATCGCCTTGGACACGCAGGCGTTAAAGTGAAGTGGGAGCCGGTGGAGGCCCGGCATTCACGCATGCGGCAGAAGAAAGCAAGGGTCACCACTGGTGATCAAGGCGAAAGCCCCGGCTCCTTGCTCTGCGGGCGTGACGCCGGGTTCGCCCGGCACCTATTCCGCGGCTCTAGCTCAACTGGCAGAGCTCTGTCCTTCCAAGTCAGATGTTGCGGGTTCAAGTCCCGCGAGCCGCTCCAAACCCAATCCATCCCATTCGACGCCAGGCCCTCGTACTCAAGTGCTGAGCGGCTTAACCCTGCGCACGGAGTACGTACATGAAAAGCGAATACCGGCAAGCTGTGGAGTCTGTCATTGCTCAAGAAGCAAAGCTGGCTGAGGTTGAAGGGTTGTATGCTCTGGCGGCTGCCCAAGAGCGTAGGCTGGCTGAAGATCTGCGACTTAACCGAGAGACACTTTCCCAATATGAGCGTCGTGTAGCTGAGATCGAGTCGCAGATTCTCGGTGCTGAGCGGACCTAACTAGAAACCGAGGTAGGCGTCGAGCAGCGCAGGATACTGGATCGGACCTTTCGTGGCCTTCTCTCGATTGGACACATCGATGACCACCATTATGTCTTTGGTTGCGTTGAACTCGCTGCCGGTGTACAGCTCAGAGCAAAGCCTTTGCGCCGTGTAGTCCAGTTCGAAGCAGTAGAAAGAAGTCGTTTCATCCCAGTGTTTGTAGCTGGTTAGCTCATTGATCTTCTTCTTGAAGGAACTATACCGAGACTGGTAGGTATCATCAGCCTTGATTTGAAACGTGACAATGAAGTTTGCCATGGGTCCGTCCTGTTTCGTGGTGTAGGAATCACGAGGATAGCACGGGGCCATACCCGCCCATGAGCGGGTCTTTTCTTCGTGAGAGCCACACTACAAGGCCCAGGCAATGACCTGGGCTTTTCTGCATCTGGAGTACGTGAATATGGCCGAGCCGAGTGGTGCGGTAGCAGTCGCCGGCTTGGTCGGTATTGGTGCGTCTGCGTTGATCCCTGGCATTGATGCCAATGCAGTGATCGGGGCTTTTGCTGGGGCTATCTTCTTCGTGGTGTATGCCAAGGACATCTCGCCCTGGGCTCGCCTTGGTTACTTCGCTGCGTCCTGGATCGTTGGCTACTACGTCGCCGGCGAAGTCATTGGGCGGGAGTGGGCAAGGACATCGGGCCTGGTCGCCTTTGGTGGGGCATTGTTCTGCGTCGCAGTGGGCACCAGCTTGCTGGAGTGGGTGCAGGGGGGGGAAGACGCCTGGTTGGCTCCGCTTCATAGCGGACCGCTTTGGAGGTCGTAATGGTTGACCCTTGGACTCTGGTCGCCGCGATGATTTGCGGCGCCATCTGCATGCGGCTGGCGACATACCGCCGGCAAGGCGCAAGGTATCGCCGGGGAGTGTCCTGGCTCGCATACCTACTGTGCGTTGGTAGTGGGTGTTTCGCCCTGAGCGTGATGCTCGATGCACTCCACGGCTACAGACTGAATCCTGTCTCCCCCTGGCTGACCCTGGTCCTGGCGATCCTGCTCGGCCTTGTCTGCCGCGCCCGGGGGAACCTGGCCCATATTCTGAGGGTGTACTGATGGATGCTCCTCTTCTGCTGAAGAACACTGGCACATGCCTGATTTTGTGTGACAGCAACGGGAAGCCGCTCCCTGGCCAGCTTTCATTGAGCGTCAGCAACGACGGCCCTATTCCGACCGTCACGGTCGCGTTCGCACTCGTTAACAAGCGGGTAAGGCTTTGCGGCGAAGAGATGGAGTCGCGCATCTCATACGATGCATATCTTGAGACAATTAAGGGAAGGCGCAGCTGATGACCAAGTGCACCTTCTGCAACAAGACGCGCGAATGGGCGAAGAAGTGGGCGCGGGTTGCCGTAGAGCGGGCGGCGTCTGTTATTGCCGCCAAGCCGAAGCGTCCTGGAGCAAGCGATGACTGAATCCGGAGAAGAGATTCGAATCATTCTGCGTGATCTCCTCGATGAGCAACGCAAGACCAATCAGCTATTGCACCTTCTGATCCAGGCTCTGGCCGAAGATGGCGAGGATCCTGAAGCCATGCCTACCAGCTATCTGGATGGAACATCAATCCAAGGGCATCAGCCGGTACGCAGTAATAGCCTTTTGGCAACACCGCCAGGGGAACGATGATGTCGACGTTTATGGGCTCCGCCAGGGAAACCCAGATAGCTGCTGTTCGAGTCCGCCGCGGATGGTTCGGCAAGCTGATTGTCCAGGTTCGCTACAAGATCGAGCGCCCCGATACTCCACTCCCTGGCCGGAAGACGGTCTACCACGTATGCGGGATCTCCCGTTGGCGAGATGCCAACGCAAATGATTTCGCCGAAGCCCTGATGGTCGCGAAGCTCATCGGGATGTCTGATGAAGGAAAGCCCTCATGAAGAGTCACCCGATCCCCGCAGGAGTCGAGGTCAACCCCAATCGTCCTTGGGCGCCTGATGACATTGCTGGGTACAGCGGCGAGGTAGTGAGCGCCATGAAGGTTCTCGAGCCCCTGCTGCGCTCCGGACTGTTGGCCCTCCATCCTGATGAATGGCAAGGCGGCAAGCTCTCGTTCCTCAGACCGGCACAAGCTAGGCGGCAAGGCTGGAACCCGCCGGATCAGGCGGCCTGCAATCAGGTATCCGGAAGTGCCTGACCTCCCTCAGCGTCACACCAAGCCCAAGGCCAAGGGAGTGACCAAGCACGAGGTAGAGGACAAGGCATGGGGGAACGGACGTGGTGGCAGGCCATGGCGTCGTAAGCGAGAGCGCATCCTCAAGCGAGATGGCTACATGTGCCAGTGCTCAGAGTGCAAGGGAATGAAGAGGATCGCCACAGAGGTGGACCACATCATCCCGCTGAGCCAGGGCGGCACAGACGATGACTCCAACCTGATGGCTATTGCTGGCTACCCGTGTCATGCGAGGAAGACGGCGAGGGAGTCGGCGTCATCTAGGAAATAGTCGGGTTCTCTCAGCGCGTGGACGCGACGATTCGAGATATTTACGAATGAAGGCAGTGGCTTTCACTGTCTTCGTGCGTTTTTGCCGAAAAATCTATTTTAATGAGAAAAATTCTCATTTATAGAGGTGGGGCGGGTCAAAACCTTAGAACTTTTCGTTAGGACACCGCGCCCCCAAGTCTTTTTCCATTTCCACAGAATTTAGGTTCCCGAATGGCCCGTCACAAGCAGCCTGCCGAGGTCGCAAAGTTCAAGGGCGCGGACAAGAAGAACCCTCAGCGCTACCGGCAGGAGCCAGCAAAGGGCGAGGGGGAGGTCGGCGAAGCGCCAATCCATCTGCAAGGCCCCGCTCGTCTCGCATGGAAAGAGTTGTGCGCTCAGTCGATCAAGGGCGTTCTGACGGGATCGGACCGGATCATCCTGGAGGTCACCGCGAACCTGCTTGCTGAATACCGCGCCGATCCGACTGAGTTCGCGGTTGGCAAGTACACCCACCTGATCGGTAACCTGGCCCGGCTTGGACTAACGCCGTCAGACCGCCAGAAGTTCGGCCTGGAAAAGCCGAAGGAGAAGGACGAGTTCGAGGATTTCTGAGATGACCCCCAGCGACATTGCGCGACAGTACGCTAGCGATGTCGTGGGTGGGGCTATCGTTGCGTGCCGATATGTGAAGCTTGCATGCCAGCGCTTCCTGAATGACTTGGATCGCCAGGGCGATGACGATTGGCCATACGTTTTCGATGAGGCCAAGGCAGATCGTGCTGTCAAGTTCATGCAGCTCATGCCTCACACCAAAGGCAAATGGAGCGCTTCGAAGTCGAAGCTAGTGTTCGAGCCTTGGCAGGTATTCATCGAGGCCAACATCTTCGGCTGGGTGAAGAAGGACACCGGCAAGCGCAGGTTCCGCGAGGCCTACGAAGAGATTCCCAGGAAGAACGGGAAGTCGGCCCGTCTTGCCGCACGAGGCATTTACCTATTCGCCGCAGATGGAGAGTCGGGGGCCGAGGTCTACTCCGGCGCCACCACCGAGAAGCAGGCCTTCGAGGTTTTCCGTCCGGCGTGGATGATGGCGCACAAGCTGGAGAACCTGCGTAACCGATTCGGTATCGAGCTTTCTGGCAACCAGAAAAACCCTGGCCCCATGTTCGTCATGGAGGACATGTCGAAGTTCGAGACGGTTATCGGCAACCCAGGGGACGGTGCGAGTCCCCATGCTGCCCTGGTGGACGAGTACCACGAACACGACACGGATGCCCTGGTTGACACCATGCAGACCGGCATGGGGGCACGAGAACAGCCATTGCTGTCGATCATTACGACGGCAGGGTCGAATCTCGGCGGCCCCTGCTACGAAAAGCGCCGGGATGTGATCCGAATTCTTGAAGGGCAGACGAACGACGAGACGATCTTCGGGATCATCTACAGCATCGACGAGGATGACTCGTGGGATGACCCGGCGAGCCTGATCAAGGCCAATCCGAATTACGGAGTGTCGGTATTCCCTGACTTCCTCCTGGCCCAGCTCCAGCAGGCCAAGCGTTCGGCGTCGAAGCAGAACGCCTTCCGCACCAAGCACCTGAACCAGTGGGTGGGGGCTAGGACGGTCTGGATGAACATGCTGGCCTGGCAGCGGCAGAAGCGCGACTTCACGATTGCGGACATGGCCGGCTGCCGCTGCTGGATGGCGCTTGATTTGGCGAGCAAGAAAGACGTGGCTGCCCTGGTGATGCTGTTCGAGAAAGCGGGACAGTTCTACTGCATTCCCCGCTTCTACGCTCCAGAGGCTGCCGCCGAGGAAAACGAGAAGTATCAGAACTTCGCGCTTGAGGGTCATCTGGTCCTGACTCCAGGGAGCATGACGGACTACGCCTTTATCGAGGCAGACATCCTTGACCTAGCAAAACAGATCGACCTGCAGGATGCCGCCTTCGACGACTGGCAGGCCAACTACCTAATTACACGCCTCTCGAACACCTCAATCCCGGTCGTGGACTTCAACCAGACGGTGAAGAACATGAGCGACCCGATGAAGGAAGTGGAGGCGCGGGTTATCGCGCGGACGCTCTGGCATGACGGTAACCCGGTCATGACCTGGATGATGGGAAATGTGGCGGCAAAGATCGATGCCAAGGAAAACATCTACCCGCGCAAGGAAAACGACAACGACCCCAACTGCAAGATCGATGGTCCAGTGACCTTGATCATGGCTATGGGGCGCGCCCTAGTTGCCGGCGTTGATGACGGCGACGACTTCATGAACGCCATACGGAACCCGATCATCGCATGAACATCGCTACTGGCCTCTACCTCTTCTTCGGCGTCCTTGGTCTGGCTCTTTTCGTAGCCGGAACCTTCGTGCTGCTGGGGCTCGGCTGGGCGCTCATTTCCGGTGCGGCGTCGGCGTTCGCCATCGCGGCGTTCATTCGCAAGGGGCTGACCAGTGAGTAAGAGTCTCGGAAAAGTCCTGAGCAGTGCTACGTCTGCGCCCAGGTCTTCATTGTTCGGTTGGGGGGATAAGACCATCCGCCTGACAGATGGCGCGTTCTGGTCGCAGTTCCTGGGGCGAGAGTCGTCTAGCGGGAAAAAGGTCACTGTCGACAAGGCAATGAAGCTGTCTGCGGTATGGGCTTGCGTTCGCTTGATCTCTACTTCTGTCGCCGGTCTTCCGCTGGGAGTGTACGAGCGGAAAGCGGACGGGAGCAGAGTCGATGCTCGGTCGTTCCCCCTCTACGATGTTGTTCACAACAGCCCCAACGACGACATGACGGCCTTCCAGTTCTGGCAGGCCATGGTCGCATCGATGCTGCTTTGGGGTAACGCATACGCGGAGATTCGCCGCGCTGCGGGCAGACCGGCTGCGTTGGACTTCCTGCTTCCATCGAGGGTCGACCTGGAGTGTGATGACAACGGTCGGCTGAAGTACTTCTATACGCCAAAGAAGGGTGCTCGTAGAGAGATCGAGCGTACTAACATGCTGCACATCCCGGCGTTCACGCTGGATGGTCGAATTGGTCTCTCTGCAATCAGGTACGGCGTTGATGTCTTCGGCTCGGTCATGTCGGCGGAGGACGCAGCCAACGGCACATTCAAGAACGGACTTCTACCCACGGTCGCCTTCAAGGTTGATCGCATTCTCCAGCCTGCGCAGCGGGAGGAGTTCAGGGAGTATGTGAAGTCCGTATCGGGCGCGATGAACTCCGGAAGATCGCCGGTTCTGGAGCAGGGGATTACCCCTGAAACAATCGGCATCAATCCGGTCGATGCTCAGTTGCTGGAGACGCGAGAGCATGGCGTGATCGAGATTTGCAGATGGTTCGGGGTACCTCCTTGGATGATCGGCCAGACCGACAAGGGGAGCAACTGGGGGACAGGGCTTGAACAGCAGATGCTCGCGTTCCTGACATTCTCGATCAGTTCGATCACCAATCAGATTCAGCAGTGCGTCAACAAGCGACTGCTAACTGCGCCCGAGCGGATTCGCTATTACGCCGAGTTCTCACTTGAGGGGTTCCTGAAGGCTGATAGCGCTGGTCGCGCTGCCTGGTACAGCACCATGGCGCAAAACGGCTTCATGACCCGCAACGAAGGTCGCCGGAAAGAGAACCTGCCAGAACTCCCCGGCGGAGACATTCTCACCGTCCAATCCAACCTGGTCCCCCTCGATCAACTGGGGGGGGGCAACGAAAGAAAGCTCTCCGCCGTAGAGGCGGTTCAAAAGGCCTACCTCGGCGTTGGGAAGATGATCACCGCCGACGAGGCGCGGCAGCTCGTAAATCAGCATGGTGCAGGACTGAAAGTTCCTGGGCCCGACTTCGAAGAAACACAGGAGTAACCCATGACTCTGCGAAATCTTCCGGCAGCGCCGGAGGCTAGCCCGCGCTCGGGCGTCCAGTGCGACCTGGCGCCCAAAGCGCTAGATGCATGGCGTCCTGAGCTTCGAGCAGCTTCTGGCGATAACCCGGACTCCACGATCACCATCTACGAGCCGATTGGCTACGACTGGTGGACCGGTGAAGGTGTCACGGCAAAACGCATTGCTGGCGCTCTGCGCTCCATCGGCAGCGATGTCGATGTGACCGTGAATATCAACAGCCCTGGCGGCGATGTATTCGAAGGCCTGGCCATTTACAACCTGCTGCGCGAGCACAAGGGCAAGGTCACGGTGAACATCATCGGCCTGGCTGCCTCTGCCGCCTCTTTCATCGCCATGGCGGGGGATGAAATCCGCATCGGCCGCGCCGCCTTCCTGATGATCCATAACGCCTGGCTGATCGCCATGGGTAATCGGAATGATCTCCGGGAGACAGCCGATTGGCTGGAGCCATTCGACATGACGCTGGCTGACATTTACGCACAGCGCACGGGAATCGACATCGACGACATCGTGAAGCAGATGGACGCCGAGACCTGGATCGGTGGGCGCGAAGCCGTCGACAAGGGGTGGGCAGATGCCTTCCTGGAGTCCGACGAGATCTCCAGCGCTCCCAGCAACCGCAGCGAAGCCATCCTGGCCAAGCGCCGAATGGATGCCGCCCTGGCTCGCAGCGGAATGCCGCGAAGCCAGCGCAATGAACTCATCAACGACTTCAAGACCAGCATGCTTGGCGCTGCTGGCGGGGGTGGTGACACCCCGACCGATATGCCTGGCGCTGTCGCTCCTGACCTCTCCGCTGCACTACGGGCAGCACAAGACATCACCAAATTCCTCCAAGGAGAATCGCAATGAGCGACTTCGAAAAACAAATCGGCGAACTGAACGCCAGCCTCAAGCAGGTCGGCGACCAGATCAAGTCCCAGGCCGAACAGGTCAATACTCAGATCGCCAACTTCGGCGAGATGAACAAGGAAACCCGCGCCAAGGTCGACGAACTGCTAACTGCTCAGGGCGAACTGCAAGCACGACTGAGCGCCGCGGAACAAGCCATGCTGGCCAACGAGAAGCGTGACGGCGGCGAAGAAGCACCGAAGACCGCCGGCCAAATGGTCGCAGAGAGCCTGAAAGAGCAGGGTGTAACCAGCTCCCTGCGCGGTTCGCATCGCGTATCCATGCCTCGCTCGGCGATCACCTCCATCGACAGCTCTGGCGGCGCCCTGGTTGCTCCTGATCGTCGCCCCGGTGTCGTTGCCGCTCCGCAGCGTCGACTGACCATCCGCGACCTGGTTGCGCCTGGCACCACTGAGTCGAACTCCGTCGAGTACGTCCGCGAAACCGGCTTCGTCAACAATGCCGCTCCTGTTTCGGAAGGCACCCAGAAGCCGTACTCTGACCTCTTCTTCGAACTGGAAAACGCGCCGGTTCGCACCATCGCACACCTGTTCAAGGCAAGTCGCCAGATCCTGGACGACGCTTCGGCCTTGCAGAGCTACATCGATGCGCGCGCTCGTTACGGCCTGATGCTGGTCGAAGAAGGTCAACTGCTCTACGGGAACGGGACCGGCGCCAATCTGCACGGCATCATTCCGCAGGCACAGGCCTACGCGCCGCCGAGTGGCGTAGTGGTAACCGCCGAGCAGCGAATCGACCGCATCCGCCTGGCGATCCTTCAGGCGCAACTGGCCGAGTTCCCGGCCAGCGGTATCGTGCTCAACCCCATCGACTGGGCGCTGATCGAGCTGACCAAGGACGCCGAGAACCGCTACATCATCGGCAGCCCGCAGAACGGCACCACTCCGACCCTCTGGCGTCTGCCGGTGGTGGAAACCCAGGCCATCACTCAGGACGAGTTCCTGACCGGTGCGTTCTCTCTCGGCGCCCAGATCTTCGACCGCATGGACATCGAGGTTCTGGTTTCCACCGAGAACGACAAGGACTTCGAGAACAACATGGTCACCATCCGCGCCGAGGAGCGGCTGGCCTTCGCGGTCTATCGACCCGAGGCTTTCGTGAGTGGCTCGCTGACCGCCAGCTGATTGGAAGGGGCCGGGAGACCGGCCCCTCTTTCTTTGAGGTGACTATGCCTGACGTAATGATCAAGCCAATTCGCTCATACCTGGACGGCGGTCGCGTGAGAAAGGCTGGTGGTGATGCATACCTTGCATCCGAGCATCTGGCTCGCCAGTTGGCGGCGCGCGGTCTTTGCCAGATTGTGGAATCAGAGATCCCAAAGCCTGTGGCTGGCGAGTCGCTGTCTGCCTCGCAAGTGGCCCCAGCCTCACAGCAGAAGACTGCGAACGAGTCCGAGAGTGGCGAAACTCCTCGCCGCAGAGGGCGGCCATCTGCACGAACACAACGTTCCGACTGACCCCCTGGGCTGATGCGCTGTGGGCAATGGATAAGGTCTGGTGGGAGAGATACGGCGCCGAGGCTAAAGCAAACTTCTGTGGTGAGCTTCTGACACTCAGCGCCAATCCCTTCGGAATAAAGACGGCGCGCATCGAGCACTACAGGAACTCAGGCGGCGGCGCAGTTTCCTTGGCCATCGCCAGGGGTGCTAAACGCATCATCCTGCTGGGCTATGACATGCAGAAAACCAATGGCCAATCGCACTGGCACGGCGACCACCCGAAGGGGCTTGGGAGCGCCGGCAAGATCGCGGAGTGGCCGCCCGAGTTCGAGCGCCTGAAGCGCAACAACCCGACAATCGAGATCATCAATTGCACTCGCGAAACAGCGCTGACCTGCTTCGCTCGACGCCCGCTGGAGGAAGCGCTGAATGAGCATGATCCCGCTTGATACAGCAAAGTCCTTCCTTGATGTGATCCACGATTGGGATGACGCCAAGCTCCAATTGCTGCTGGACGGAGCCGAAGATGAGGCCTGCCAATTCATGTGGCGCCAGTCTCTTGATGGCCTTTGCAACTGCGAAGAGAGCAGCGAGGTGGTCAGCAGCGAGCCAGGCATTCCGCCTAGCGTGGTCATCGGAGTGCTTCTTTTGCTTCAGGCCAGCTATCAGGCTGCTCCCGATGAAATCGCAACGCTGCGCAAGGCGGCCGAGGTGAAGCTGATGCCGTATCGATGCGGCCTGGGGGTTTGAATGCTGGCCTACCGTATGCGCCACCGCATTCAGTTTCAGCGGCAGGTCCACACACAAGACCCTGACACGGGAGAAGAGACGACGACCTGGGAGACGGTTCTGTTCTCCGGTCACGCTGACCTGCCCGCAGAGGTTCTGACTGGGCCGGGTCGCGAGTTGATCGCTGCCGACGCTACGCAGGCGGAGACCACTGCCAGGATCAATTGTCGGTGGTTCCCCGTAGAACGGTTGGAACTGTACACCTGGCGGGTCCTCTGGGATGGCCGAGTCTACAACATCACCAGCGCAGAGACCGATGTCACCGCTCGCCGTGAATGGAGACTGCGCTGTTCTGATGGATTGACGGACGGCCGGTAACTATTTGGCCCGAAAGGGCGCTCAACACGCAGCTAGGCCCGTACAGCCGAACGGCGGATGTCGCTCATCCGTCCGCCCCGCTGCGTTTCTATTCGCCTGATGAGCGAGGTAACGACATGAGCGACAACGTTATTCAGCTTGTTCATTCCGCTGGCGAGGCGCGTGTCGATAGCCGCGTGATTGCCGAGCAGCTAGGGGTCAAGCACAAGCACAGCTTTGCCCTTGTCACGCGCTATCAGCGGAAGTTTGAGGAGCTTGGCCAACTGCCGTTTCAAAAGGAAGTTGGCCGGCGAGCCCAAGGCGGCGGCAGGGCTGAGCGTTTCGCATTGCTGAATGAAGATCAGGCGTACTTCCTCCTGAGCCTTTCCCGGAATAGCGACCTGGTGGTCGACCTCAAGCTCCGGCTGGTGAAGGCTTTCCGCGACGCCCGTAATCAGGCAGGCCTGGACAGCGTGATGGGTATGATCCTGCTGACGGCTCCTGCTCCATGGGAGAAGCGCTTCGGCGATGACTACTACCGTGCTCTGGCCAGGATCACCGGAACCGTTTTCGAAGGTCATGCCAAGGGAACGCCGGCCATCTTTGGTCAGATCACCGACCGCTGGGTTTACGCCGCCATCCTGCCGAAGGAAGTGCATGCCGAGCTAAAGGCTCGCCGCGGTGAAAGCGAAAGGATGCACCAGTGGCTGACCGATGGAGGCCGTGATCGGCTCGACCAGCAAATCCGCATGGTCACGCTGATCGCGGATAGCTCGATAGACCGCAAGGACTTCGAAGCCAGGTGCATGCAGGCATTCGGGCTGCCGGGCCAGCTCCGCCTGATCTATCCGCAAGCCGCCTAACCCCGCCCTGACGAACGAAAGCCCGCCTTGAGCGGGCTTCGTCGTTTCTGGAGATCATGAAATGACCGACGAAGCAATCGAACAAGAAATCCAAGCCAAGGGCCTAACTGCGCCACGCATCACGCCGGCAGACATCGAGGCGAATATCGCTGGCGAGTACTACTTCACTGCGGCTGATGGTGTGAATCAGAGGCCTGACTGCAATCCTGACGCCGTGGTTGCGGGCGTACATGGATCGCTCGGCCTGCTGACCTTCTGCGTACTGGTACTGAAGAACGGCTTCACCGTCACCGGCGAGTCGGCCTGTGCGAGCCCGGCGAACTTCGACGCGGAGATCGGCCGGAAAATCTCCCGGCAGAATGCCGTCTCCAAAATCTGGCCACTGATGGGCTACGAACTGCGTAGCAGACAGGCTGACTGATCCATGCTGATCCGTGGAATGCTCGGCCTCGGCGACTCGATCTATTCCAGGGCATTCCTGAGGAAGTACCCCGGCGCATTCCTCGAAACACCCTGGCCAGAGCTTTACCTCGACCTCGACGTGAAGTGCGTTCGCCCGGCGACGCAGTTGAGAACCCAGGCCAAGAACATCCAGCGCGAGCACGACTGGCACCGCCCTGTCGGCGGCGGCCAAATGCGCATCGCCTACGGCCGAGACCCGATCATTCAGGGGCTGCGCAAGGCGTTCCGTTGCGAGCCCGGCAAGTTCGACCTGCCGGACTTTGGTCCTCCGCCAGTCGATGGGCGCTATGTGCTGGTTCGCCCAGCTACGGTTCGCGCTGAGTGGCGTGCAGACACGCGCAACCCACTGCCTGAGTACATCGCCAGCGCTGCCTCAGAGATGCGCCGCAGGGGCTGGAAAGTGGTTTCCGTTGCGGACTTGGAGCCGGGCAAGGAATGGGCCATCGATCCACTTCCTCCGGCAGACATCAAGTTCCATAAGGGTGAACTGCCGGTTGAGAAATTACTTGCCCTTTTGCAATACGCCGACGCAGTGATTGGCGGCATTGGCTGGATCGTGCCGGCCGCCATCGCCGCAAAGCGGCCGGCCTGGATCATCTGTGGCGGGCAGGGCGGCTACAACTCGCCGGAACACATCACCGACAAATGCATGGACCTGTCCCGCATCACATTCGCGGTTCCCGACAGGTTCTGCCGCTGCACGTTGAAACAGCACAACTGTGACAAAAGGATCGCCGATCATGACGCACGCTTTGCCGCCTGGGCTGACCGACTGCCTGCTCTGGTCTGAAGAGCTTGGAATGGGTTTCCACCCTCGTCCTCCGATGGACTATAGCGGGCCGTACTTCGAGAAGTATCAGGTGCTCGATGCTACCCCGATGGGCGCTGCGCTGACCCGGGCCCGTATTGATCTGGTGCGCCGTCACTTTGCCGGCCAGGTGGTAGACATCGGTATCGGCGGAGGCCGTTTCGTCACCGAATCCGGCGCTATGGGGTTCGACGTGAACCCGGAGGCGGTGGACTGGCTGAAGGCGCAGGAGCTCTACTACGACCCGTACCAGCACCACGCAGAGGCCGTGACCTGCTGGGACAGCCTGGAGCACATTCCCGAGCCGGAGAAGCTGCTCGACCATGTTGGCGAGTGGCTGTTCGTGTCGATGCCGATTTATAAGGATCAGGCTGACTGCCTGTCCTCCAAGCACTACAAGCCGGGTGAGCATATCTGGTACCACACGATGCACGGTTTGATCGGATGGTGCGAGCGTCAAGGTTTCGAATGTGTCGAGCTAAACGACCAGGAGTCGAAACTTGGCCGAGAAGGCATCACCAGCTTTGCGTTCCGGAGAGTCCATGGCTGACGGCGTTGAGTTCAGCATCACCGGGCTTGAAGGCGTGCTCGAGAAACTCAGAACTCTTGGCCCGCGCCTCCAAAAGAACGGCCTGAGAAAAGCAGCCCGCAGGGCGATGAACATTGTCAGGGATGCCGCACGAGAAAAGGCGCGACTTGTCGATGATCCCGAAACACCAGAGAAAATCTGGAAGAACATCATCACTCAAGAGTCCGCCAAGCAGGGGCGGCGTGAAGGGGGGGTGGTGATGAAGGTTGGAGTGCGCGGCGGCGCTGGTCGAAACCAGTACAGCAAGGATGCAAGCGGAAATCCTGGTGGCGACACCAGGCACTGGCGCTATCTGGAGTTCGGCACCAAGTACTCGCCGGCGAAGCCATTCATGCGGCCTGCTCTGTCTCAAAACATTGAGCCCGTTACTGAAAAATTCATATCCGAGCTTGATGGCGAAATAGACAAGGCTCTAAGGGGGAGGTGATGCATCCGCCAATCTTTAAGGTCTGCTCAAGTAGTCCCGCTGTTACCGCGATTCTCGGTGCGTCCCCGCTGAGGATGTATCAGTTTGGCCTGGCCCCCCAGCTCGTCGTCAAGCCGTACGCAACATGGCAGACCATATCTGGATCGCCGGAGAACTACCTATGGGGGCGCCCTGACGCCGATGGGTTCACCCTCCAGGTGGACATTTTCTCAGCCACCGCTGCGGAAGCCAGAGATGCAGCAAAGGCCATCAGGGATGCAATTGAGCTTTCAGCCTATGTAGTCCGCTGGGGAGGGGAATCTGTTGATCCTGATACCAAGACCTACCGAGTCAGCTTTGACATCGACTGGATAGTCCAGCGATAGACACCTAAACCAATCAGCCCGCCACCGCGCGGGTTTTTATTGCCTGCTACAGGAGAAGACGTTATGTCGATGCTTACCCAAGGAACTCAGGTCTATGCCCTTGTTCCGCCCCGCTCTGGATCTGGTCCTTTTACGGTGATGGAGATCGAGTGCGCAACCTCCTTCAACCCCGGAGGAAACCCGGCGGATCAGATCGAGGACCCGTGCTTGAGCGAGACCTCGCGCAAATACAAGAAGGGCATGCGTACCCCTGGTCAAGCCACTCTCGGACTGAATGCAGATCCGCGGAATGCGAGCCATGTTCGGCTCTTTCAGCTCTCAGAGGATGACAGTGACCAGGATATTGTCTTTGCTGTCGGCTGGTCAGATGGTGTCGGTGTAAGCCCGTCCGCAGACCAAGACAGCAATGGAGACTGGGACTTTGATCTTCCGCCGACGCGTACATGGTTCGTTTTCCGTGGTTACGTCAGCGACTTCCCGTTCGATTTTGCAGCCAACACCCTGGTCGCCACCCAGGCCACGATCCAGCGCTCTGGCGCAGGGCAGTGGATTCCGAAAACCGCGTAAGGAGCAGACATGAAACTAGCCGATCTAGTGGCCGCTGGCGCGGTCCTGGGCGATGGACTGGTGAAGAAAAGCATCACCTGGACGCACACCCCGCCGGGCAAGAAAAAAAGCGGTCACGGACACCTTCGACGTGTTCATCAAGCGCAGCAGTTTCGGTGCCATGGAACGCCTGTTCGCCCAAGACGACGACAAGAAGAGCCAGAATGCGCGCTACCTGGCCGAGAGCGTAAGACTGGGTGAGGGTGGTGAAGAGGAGATTCCCTACGAAACTGCGTTCAACCTCGACCCTGCGTTGGGCTTCCTGCTCTTGCAGGCTGTCGCGGAGGTCAATGGCACTGCGCCGGGTGACGAAAAAAAACTGACGCCCGCCGATGAGGTTTGGCATGAACTCGTGCTGAACGGCATCGGCGGTTGCACCATTCGCGAGGCGAAGGAGCGCATCGACTACGATGAGTACAGGGCGTGGGTTGCCTACCTGAAAAAGCGTGGCTCCCTCAACGGGAGCTATCGCCTGGAGTGGGTGCTGGCTCAGTTAGCCGCGATTCAGGCCAAGGTAGGGGGTGTGAAGTGCGAACCCGACGACTTCCGTCCCCATGTTCGGGGGCCGGTAGAGCCGGTGGGTATCTCGCTCGAGCAAGCCATGGCCGCATGGGTTTGACCTGGCAAGGATGCTGGGTTCCTGTGCTGGCGCAGTGATGGTAGATTGTATTTACCAGCAATTTTAGAGCGACTGTATAATGATCCAGGTGGCTATTCTTGTTGTTTTGATAATTATTGCCTTTATTCTGGCCCCGTGGTTGATCGGAGTTGCTGTTGCTCTTGTCGCAGCTTATGGGATATGGCTGGTTTTATCTGCTTCTATTGTTGTGGTTATTGGTATTTCTTTTGTTATTTTTCATGGGCTTCGGGAGTATCTTTTTTTATAATGGGTCAGGCATCAGCGAGAAAATAGATAAAGTTAACGAAGAATTTCTGCTTAGGGAGAAAAACAAGCAAGAATTGACGCCTGATCAACCTGAGGAGCCAAAGGTGCATCAGTCAAGGAAAGTGGCTTTATGTAAACATTGCGGTGGTGAAATTAGGGGTTACACGCTCTATTGTCCTAGCTGTGGAAAATCGACGTAGTTTTAATTAGTTTTCCGAAACCCGCCAGGCCGGCGGGTTTTTTATTGTCCGGAGAAAAGCTAAATGGCCTCTCGCTCCCTTGGTGTGCTGACGCTCGACCTCATTGCGCGCATTGGGGGATTCCAGCAGAACATGAGTCGAGCCGCCCAAGACACTGCGCGCAGTATGGGGCGGATCGAGCAAAGCACGCAGCGGGCGAGCTCTACAGCAGTTAGCGCAATCAAGTCTATTGGCGTTGCGGCAACTGCTTATCTGAGCGCCCGAGAACTTGTTGGGTATTCGCAAGCCTGGGTCTCTATTGAGAACCGCATCAAGCAGGTCAGCGAAAGTCAGGCTCAGTTCAGTCAATCGATGGAGGCAGTGTATTCCGTCGCTCAGAACGCGCAGTCGTCCTTGGAGGGTACTGCGGAACTGTACCAGAGGATTGCTGCTTCGACTGGTGAGCTCGGCGTAAATCAACAGCAAGTTGTCCAGGTTACCCAGAACATCAGCAAGGCTATGTCGGCCAGTGGTGTTTCCGCTGCCGCCGCGGAAGGTGCGCTGGTGCAACTCGGCCAGGCCTTCGCCTCGGGAGTGCTCCGAGGTCAGGAGCTGAACTCGGTACTCGAGCAGGCTCCGGGCTTGGCCCAGGCCGTCGCAAACGGTCTCGGGGTTGCGGTTGGAGACCTCCGGAAGCTTGGCGAACAGGGCAAACTGACTTCCAAGCAAGTCTTCGAGGCGATTCTGTCTCAAACCCGCGCGATTGATGACCAATTTGCGCGCGCCCAGACCACCATAGCTGGTGCGTTTCAAGTTCTGGAGAACAGCGCGACCAGGGCGATCGGCAGCCTGGATAGCACTCTCGGGGTGTCCAAGGCTTTTACGGAAGCCATGGTTTCCCTGTCGAAGTCGCTTGACTCTACGAACGTGCAGTCCTTCGTCCAGGTCCTGAATACTGGGCTGTACCTGGCGATCGGACGTACTGCTGGCGCTCTGGTAGGTGCGACGGCTGCCAAGATCGCAGACGTCAAGGTGACCCAGGAGCAGACCTATGCCGCGTCGGTTGCTGCGGCTGGAGAGGTGCGACGCGCCCAGGCGGTGAAGGCTGAGGCCGTTGCCGAGTTAGACAGAGCACGCCAGGCCGTGGCTTCTGCTCGTGCGCAGGTGGCTGCTGACCGGGAGCGACAAGCCTCCGAAATCTCTCGTTTGCGGGCGGTGCAGGCATCGCTTGTGGCTGAGCGCGAACTCGAAGGCCAGCGGCTGAAGGCCCAAATCACAGAGATTGGCCGACAGCAGTCTGTCGCTCGAATGGCCGAGTTACGGCTAGCCGAAACGGCCATCATCAAGCAGCTTCAGGCTGCGGAGGCGCAATTGACGGCCACCACCGTGGCGGGCTCGCAGGCGGTTACTGCAGCCCTTGCTCAGCGAGTGTCTGCAACCGAAGCGCTTTCTGCGGCGAACTTGCAACTTACCGCAGCTCAAACTGCCTCGACGGCCGCAATGGGCCGATGGTTCGCGGCCAGCACAGCTTTGGGGGCAGGGTTAAATGCCCTGAGAACAGCAGGCGCGGGGATTCTCAGGATTGCTGCTGGATGGCCGGGGCTGATCATCTCTCTGGGGATAGTAGCCTTGTCCTTCGTCGACTTCGGGGACAAGGCCGAGAGCAATGCTGGTCGTGCGGCCAATGCTTTCGAAGACGCCTCCACCCGCATCCGCCAGGCCGCTCGGACGATGATTCCGGAGGATCTTTCCGGGCTCAGCTATGACCAGTTGAAGCAGCAGTTGGCGGGCCTTCAGGATCAATTGAAGGATGCCGAGGCGCTTCAAGAGCGGTTCCAGAAGGGCGTTGACGACAATACCGACGTTCCGTTTGGTCCTTCGCTGGACGAGGCCAAGGAGAAAGCAGAGTCCTTGCGCCTTGCTATCCAGAAGACACAGCGAGAACTGGACGGTGCAAGGTTCGCTTCGGATAAGGCTGGCGCGAGCTATCTGGATAATTTGCAGAAACAGAGCGTTGTCGCCGGCAAGCTGACCGAGGTAGAGAAGCTCCGCGCCCAGATCAACGCTGGAATCCTGAAGCTAAGTCCTGACGATGAAAAGCGCGCCCTGGCCTATGCCGCAGCCGTGGACAAGGCGAATGCCTCGACCAAGTCCCAGAAGGACCTGTTGAAGGACTCTACGAAGGGGCTGAAGCAGGCTGAGGAGCGGTATCGGGACCTCAAGAAGGAGATCGACCCTACCGCGACTGCGACGGACGAGTACAGGAAGAACATCGAGGCCCTCAACACCCTGAAGGACAGGGGAAAGATCACGAGCCAGGAGTATGCGAAGGGAATCGAGTGGGCGGCCAAGTCGTTCAACTCCGCAGTGGACGCGGCCAATCCGTTCGTGAAGCGGCTCAGAGAGATCAAGTCCGCGATGGACGAGAGCTTGGGCAATCTCAAGCTCGAAGGGCAACGCGAAATCCTCGGGATGGGGATGAGCGATAGCCAGAGGGGGCTGTTCGACAAGCTGAACGAGGAAAATGATCGCTACGCCAAGGCCCGCAGGGATCTTGCCGACCGCTACGCAGACAGATCGGTCGGGATGAGCGACGACGAGTACCAGCAAGAGCTCCAGGCTCAACAGAAGCACCATGAGCAAATGCTGGAGCAGTTGCAGGCAAACTACGATGCTCGACTTGAGGCCCAGGGGGACTGGGTGTCCGGAGCCCGCTCCGCATGGGAAACCTACGTGGAGGATGCACAGAATTACTCGAAGCAGGCCTCTGACTTCGTATCTGGTGCACTTGGCGATGCTACCAACGGCTTGGGCGATGCAATCACCGATATCGTCACGCGGACCAAGAGTCTCGGAGATGCGTTCGGTGACATGGCTGCGGACCTGGCTAAGTCGGTCATCAAGGCCCTGGCTGACATGGCCGCCCAGTGGCTTGTCTACCAGGCGGTGCAGTTGGTCGTAGGGAAGACGGCTCAATCGACTGCGGCAATCGGGCTGGTCGCCAATGCTCAGGCAACGGCGTTTCAGGCACAGCTAGCAGCGTTTGCCTCGACGGCTGCCATCCCGATTGTTGGCCCTGGCCTGGCTGCTGGTGCTGCTGCGGCTGCCGCCGCAGCTACCGCGCCAATGGTTGCTGGAGTTTCTTCGGCGGCCTTCGCGGGCATCGCGCACGGCGGCATCGACAACATCCCGAAGGAGAGTACCTGGCTGCTTGATGCTGGTGAGCGGGTGCTCAGTCCGAATCAAAACAGGGACCTGACTGCTTTCCTCAGCAGGGAAGGCGGCGCGAGTGCTGGGGCTGGACAGGCGCCGTCGATCACTATCAACGCTCCGGTCACGGTTAATGCCCAGCCCGGCATGAGCCAAGAGGAAGCTCGAATGCAGGGAGAGGCTGCCGGGCTGGCCTTGCGGGAGGAGGTCCGGAGCGTCATTCGGGAAGAGATGGGGCAGAACGGTCTGCTTTGGAGACGATAAGTGGCTGAGACCTTTTCTTACTGTACGCGCCTTGGAGCTACCGGCGAGACTGCTCAACGCACCTGGCAGAACGACTTCGGGGATGGATACGTTCAGTCCGGCGGAACGGGGATCAACACCAGATCCGAGACCTGGGATGGAATGACGATCATCGGGCGCCTGGAGGCTGGTGATGATCTCCTGGGCGCCCGCGCCTTTCTGGACCGGCACGAGGGGTACAAGTCGTTCCTATGGACGCCCCCTGGCGGCGTACAGGGTCGATACCGGTGCAATGGATACAAACTGAGGCCGTTGGGGGGAGGTCTGTACGAACTGAGCTTCACGTTCGTTCAGGTCTTCTACCCGTAACAACCAACCATGAGCGGCTATGCCGCGGGAGAGAGGAATGAACACCCAAACTACCACCAAAGGTCAGGCTATTAAAAGCCAAGCTGTAGACTCGAAAGGAAATCCAGCTTGGCTTTTACGCTCTGACGGTCAAATCGTGATTTCGGCGCAGTTCGTAAAAGATAGCGCCGTGACCAAAGCTGTTATTCGCGGTTGATATTTGGGATATCAAGAGTGTAAGTGCTTGGTATCACTCCGTCCGGAAATACCTTTTGGAAAATCTCTAGCACGAAGTTATCTCCTACACCTTGCTGCCTGCATGCCAGTGAAGCTTTTCGGGCGATGTGTCTTTGTTGGCTGCAAGAATCTTCTGTCGAGTCAGGGTGCCTCTGATAAATTCAAGACAAAGCATAAATCTCGGAGCGAGTTGAATGAGCACTTTTGCTTGTGAGTCCAACATGAGGGAGCTCTCAATGAGCACAGGTCGGCCCATTGAGGAGCTAAAGCAGGTAGTCGTGACTGAGTTAATGGTCAAAGCCGCGATGGATTATGTGCTCGGGTTATGGGATCGGGATGTCGACATTTTCCTGCTAGAGGATGTGTTCAGGATAATGGCAGTTCTTCAGCCTCGGCCTCTGGATATTCCAAAATTGACGAGCGCACCTTCTCAATGAGCTTGTCGAACTTGGATAGCGATGCCGATTTAATTTCATCTGGAACACCGCATTCCAACAGCCCAGCAATAATGCCGAGCAGGTAGTAAACCTGCATTAAGTCGAGCGCGATTTTTCTAAGTTCAAGCAACGTTAGCGTTTCTGAGTAGGGCGTTCCGTCACTGTTCCTCTTTGTTGGATGGTAGATAGGGGCCTCGTCCTTGCCCTCTGGTGATAACCCCCAGGCCCAATGGACGATCTTGTTTCTCTGCGCCGTCATCTTCTTGAATGTGGACAGAGCGACATTCAGCCTTTCCGGTATGTCGATCGGTAACGGCGATGTTTCGAGAAGCTTTGTGACCGTTGCTGCTAATGAGGTCGAGCGGAGCCTTAATGATTCTACGACGACCGACTGGGTATCCGCTCTTAGTCCGCTTAGAAAACCGAATATCCGCATGAGCGGTTCATCGCACAGGCTGTGATTGACCACGATCTGCCCGATTTCTGCCCGCATGGCAGAGTTTGGGCCCGCGTCGTATCTATAGTTTGTGGTTCTTGGGTCTTCCATTCCGCTTGCCTCCTCGGCCCCTGGTCTCATCCAAGCACGGGAAGCTACCGCCAGAGCAAACATGCTGCCACTGGCATTTCATCCACGCTGTACAACCTTCCAGCCCGCCTCGCGCGGGCTTTTTCATATCTGGAGAACGCATGGCCTTCAATGCTGATGTGCAGAAGCTTGAGCCGGGGAACCTGATCCGGCTGTTTGAGGTGGATGCGACGCGCCTTGGCGGAAATCTCTGGCGATTCCATGGCCACGCCCAGGAAGGGGAGATCATCTGGCAGGGAAATGTGTACGAGCCGATTCAAATCACCGCAAAAGGCTTTGATATCCGCGGCGATGGTCGACCCGCGTCGCCGACCCTCCAACTGGCAAACGAGCTCGCCGGCATACGAGGAGCGATATCGGCCATCTGCCTTCAGTTGCGAGACCTCTGTGGCGCCAGGGTGCGGGTGATCGAGACGTGGCGGCACTATCTGGATGCCGCAAACTTCCCTGATGGCAACCCCGATGCAGCCGACGAGGCTCGGGTGGGGATCTGGTTCATTGAGCAGAAGACCGAGGAAACCCGGGAGCAGGTCACCTTCGCGCTCAGCAGCCCTATCGACATGGAGGGGCAGATGCTACCGGCCCAGCAGATCACCAAGCTTTGCCGGTGGGCGTGCCGAGGTCAGTATCGAGGAGAGGCTTGCGCCTATACCGGCGCTGCCCTCTTCACGAAGAAGGATGAGCCTACCGATAACCCGGCTCTCGATCGGTGTGGCGGCCGCTGGAGCAGTTGCAAGCTGCGCGGCAACACCAACCGCTTCGGCGGTTCCTTGGGGGCAAGTTTGATCGTTTCGTCGAGGTAAGCATGCGCATCAGTCAAAAGCTGCAGTGTCAGATCCTGGCGCACGCCGAAAGCGTCTACCCGAGCGAGGCGTGTGGCGTATTGCTCAAGACCGATAGCGGCCGAGAATACGCGCCTTGTGGCAACCTGGCAGTCAGCGATCGCGAAAACTTCGTCATGGATCACCGGGACTACGCAGCAGCAGAGGACCGCGGCGAAGTAATTGCTGTCATCCATAGCCATCCGGACAAGGCTCCGATCCCGAGCATGGCCGACCGGGTCAGTTGTGAGCTTCACGGATTGCCGTGGGGAATCATCGGGCTGCCGGGTGGGGAAATGACCTGGTTCAAACCATCAGGTTATCGCGCCCCGCTGCTCGGCCGAGAGTTTTCCCACGGCTTGCTCGACTGTTGGGGCGCCTGCCGGGATTGGTACGAGCGAGAAGCTGGGTTGGCGCTGCCGAACTTCGAGCGCAAGGACCTTTGGTGGGAGGTCAAGGACGGATCGAGCCTGTACGAGGACAATTACGAGAGTGCCGGTTTCTATCGCGTTGACGACCTGCGCCGCGGCGACATGCTGGTGTTTCAGGTACCCACTCCAGGGAGGCCTTGTTATCACCCGAACCATGCCGCGATCTATCTCGGTACCGATCCTTGTTTGCGAAGTGAAGAGGCTCCAGCGCTGGGCGGCTCGGGTCCGTTCATCTATCACCACATGGCGGGTCGCGCGGCCACACGCGAAATCTACGGCTGGTCCATGGCCAACAGGGTCCGGCTGATCCTTCGCCACAAGGACTTCCCCCAATGAAGACCGTGCGACTGTATGGCGCGTTGCGCCGTGAATTTGGCCGTGAGTATGTGCTCGATGTATCAGGTCCGCGAGAGGCCACCATTGCCCTGGCCAGCATGGTAGATGGTTTCGAGAAATTCATGCGAACCGCAGAAGAGCGCGGGATGCGGTTCGCGGTTTTCGTAGGGCGGCGAAATCTTCGCGAAGAGGAGCTTGACCTGGCCGGAGCCGGCGAGTCGGTCATCCGCATCGTGCCAGTCATCCAAGGCAGCAAGAGTTCCGGGATTTTTCAGACGGTCCTGGGGGCGGCGTTGGTTGTTGCGGGCTATTTCACGTTCGGTACCACCTCGGCAATAGGCGTTGCAATGATGGCTGGCGGCGCTGGCCTGGCGCTTGGTGGCGTTGCCCAGATGCTGGCCCCGTCAACTCAGGCTTCCGCCGCGAAGAACGAGGATGGGAATAACCCGAGCTATGGATTCGGTGGCGCCATGACCACTATTGCTCAGGGAAACCCATACCCAGTGCTTTACGGCGAGCGAGAGATCGGCGGCGCCGTCGAGTCGGGCGGGGTTTACACGGAAGACCAGCTCTAGCACGACCGCTGCCAGACCCCGCTTCGGCGGGGTTTCTTGTTTCTGGAGATCGAAAATGTCTGTTGTGACCAAAAAGCGCCATCAGCCTTTGCGTGGAAGCAAGGGGGGCAGTTCCAAGCCGAAGCAGCCGCACATCGCCCAGAACGGCGTTGCCTCCCTGTCCACTGCTCGGATCGTGTATCTCCTGAGCTGGGGGCCGATTGTTGGGCCAGTCAATGGACTCAAGTCGATCAAGCTTGACGGTACTCCGATCCAGGCAGAAGACGGCACGCTGAACTACCCCGACGTGAAGTGGCAGTTTCGTCCAGGTGAGTTAAATCAGGAGCGACTAGAGGGCGTAGCGGAATCCAGCAATGAGATTGCGGTGGGTCAGACCTTGCTCAGCACGCAGCCCTACATCTACACCGTCACGAACGCTACGGCGGATGCGGTACGCGTGCGCCTGTCCTGGCCCAACCTGCAGGCGCAGGACTCGTCCGGGAACATCAATGGGGTGCGCATTGAGTACGCGATCGATGTCGCCACGGATGGTGCTCCTTACCAGACTGTACTCAGCACGTTTGTCGACCGGAAGAACGTTACGACCTACTACCGATCCCACCGGATCAACCTGCCGGCAGGAGGGCACTGGGCGGTACGCGTGCGGAGGATCACGCCGGAGGCGAACAGCTCTCTGGTCCAGGACACCATGGTGCTGACTGCGATAGCTGAAGTTGTCGACAGCAACCAGGAGTTTCCGCTCACCGCCCTTGGCTGCGTGGAATATGACGCCCAGCAGTTCGGGGGTGACTTTCCGAAGTTCTCTGCGCTCATGCGCGGGCGAATCGTGCGGGTCCCGATGAACTATGACCCTGAGACTCGGACCTATTTTACCGGCGGCCCCGGTACCACGAATGGCGTTTGGGACGGCACCTTCAAGGAGGCTTATTCCAACAATCCGGCCTGGGTCTTCTATGACCTGGTGTTGAACCCCTATTACGGCCTGGGCGAGCGCATCGACCAGAGCATGGTCAACCGTTGGGCCCTCTATCGCATTGCGCAGTATTGCGACCAGTTGGTGCCGGACGGGAAGGGCGGTCAAGAGCCTCGGTTCACTTGCAACCTCTATCTTCAGAAGCAAGAGGAGGCGTATGCCGTTCTTCAGGATCTCGCTGCAATCTTTCATGGGTTGGCGTTCTGGGATGGTAGCCAGATCACTGTCAACGCCGACATGCCGCAGGACCCCGTTTACACCTACACCACTTCGCAGATTCTGAACGATGGCGTGGTTGCGTACTCGGGAACGCGGACGCGAGACCGCCATTCGCTGGCGATGGTCTCTTGGGACAATCCTGCCAATGCGTTCGAGACAGACAAGGAGCCGGTCTTCGACGAGGATGCGATTGTCGAGCTTGGCGGTATCGTCAGGGAGGTATCGGTCGGGGCTCTTGGCTGCACCAGTCAGGGCCAGGCTCAGCGGGCGGGGCAGTGGGCGCTTATGACTGAGCAATTGCAGACTCGTGGTGCCGTCTGGAAGGTTGGCCTGGATGGATTCATCCCTCGCCCTGGGCAGGTGGTGGCTCTGGCAGACCCCATGCTTGCCGGTCGTGCGAACGGCGGCAGGATCTCGGCGGTATCTGGACGAGCAATCACCGTAGACCGAGATGTGGATATCCCGGTCGGCGCGCGGCTGCGAGTCAACTTGCCCAGCGGGCGCTCGGAAGCCAGAGCGATTCAAGGTCATGACGGACGCGTCATAACAGTGGTGGCCGACTTCAGCGAAGAGCCTTCCCCTGAGAGCGGGTGGGCGATCGACTACGACGACCTGGCCCTGATGCAGTTCTATGTCAAGAATGTGACCAGGCCAAGCTGGGAGCAATTTCAGCTTGAGGTCATCCAGCACGAGCCCGGCAAGTTTGATGCGATTGATCACGGGGCGATCATCGACTCTCGACCAATCAGCGTCCTCCCATCCGGCGTGCAAGATCCGCCTGCGCGCGTATTGATCTCGCAGCACATCGCGTTCGAGCAAGGCCTGGCGGTCACGATCATGACCATCGCCTGGGACGCGGCACCGGGCGCGGTAGCGTACGACGTAGAGTGGCGCTGGGGCTCTCGAGAGTGGGTCAAGGTTCCGCGTACGGGTGAACTGATGGTCGAGGTCCGCGGGGTATACACCGGCCAATACCTTGCGCGTGTGCGCGCCGTTAACTCCATGAACGTGTCGTCGATCCCGGCGAACTCGGTGTTGACCAACATCACCGGTAAGACCGGCGCGCCGCCGGCGCTGGCGTTCCTGCGTACCACCAGCGGACCGTGGAAGATCGGCCTGGAGTGGGCATTCCCGGCCAGTGGCGCGGCGGACACCGCCTACACCGAGATCCAACAGTCGGTTACCCCGGGCGGCAGCGAACAGAACGCAACTGCCCTGGGCTTGTTCGCATACCCGACCGACACCCACACGCTGACCTCGCTGGCGGCCGGCGCTCGCCTGGCCTTCCGCGGGCGGCTGATCGACCGGACCGGCAACGTCGGCCCCTGGTCGGCCTGGGTCGACGGCATAAGCTCGACGGATGCGAGCGAGTACAACGAGCTGATCACCAAGGAGTACGTCGAGTCCGCGCTGGGCGAGCAGTTCTTCGCCGACATCGATCAGATGCAGGTCGATATCACTGGCCTGCAGGACCAGATCGACAATCTGACCGATGTGCTGGCCTACGACCCGACGAAGACCTACGCGAAGAACGATATCGTGCGGGTCGGCAGCCGGCTGTATCAAGCGAAGCAGGCGGTGCCGCTCAACGCCTCGCCGCCGAACGCGACCTACTGGGCCGACATCGGACAGTCGATCGAGACGGCCAACGGCCTGGCCCAGCAGGTGGCCACCAACACCGCGGATATCACCGAGCTCGACGGTAAGGTCGAAGCGGCGGCTTCGAGCCTGGATGTTCTGCAGGCTGCCGCCCGCCGGGAGCCGGCGACCGGAGAGAAGGCCGATGCGCTGAAGGGCTGGGACACCATTGCTCGAGCCGCCACCGAAGTCACCGTGCGGGCGAACGAGGATGAAGCGCAGGCGAAGCGGACGAGCTTGCTTGAAGCGCGTACCGGGACCGCGGAGGGCAGGATCGCCACCGTGGAGTCGGTCGTTGCGTCGAACAATGCCGTGACCGTCCAGCGGCTGGATACCGTCAGCGCGCGCACCGATACCAACGAGGCGAACATCCAGACCACATCTCAAGCGGTTACCTCGCTGGATGGCAACGTCAAGGCGCTCTACAGCGTGAAGCTCCAGGCGCATGCCAACGGGCAGAAGTATGCGGCGGGATGGCAGCTGGGGTTCGACAGTGGTACGAGCGTGACGACCATGGCGTTCCAGGCTGATCGGTTCCTCTGGTTCAACAGTTCCAGCGGGCAGACCGTGGCGCCGGTCTCGATCGTCGGCGGCCAGATGTTCATCAACAACGCGATGATCCAGGACGGTTCGATCACCAACGCGAAGATCGGCAACGTGATTCAGTCGACCGCCCTCGGTGCCAACGGCGAGCCGCTGTGGAAGTTGGATAAGGGCGGCGCGTTCACAATGAACAGCGCAACGTCGGGAGGGTTTATGCGCCAGACGGCAGAGGCAATAAAAGTGTATGACGGAAACTTGGTACTTAGAGTCCAGATCGGGAATCTTGATGTATGAGTTACGGAATGAGAACACGCTCAGCCGGCGGCTCAATACTCTTTGACAGCAATAATTATTCATTGAGGATGGTCTATCGTCGGGACTTGGGGAACATCCCCCAGGGACTTTCAGTTACGGTCCCTGGGTTCGACGGTTCTAAAGGTGTCATGTTTGTCGTCTGCAATACGCCGGATTCTAGATCTTGGATTCCCAGGCATACCATTAGCGGCTCGACTATTACGTTTGGTTGGTCCGGTGATGTAACAGCGAATTACACTCTATATGCGGTGATGTTCTCATGAGTTTCGGTGCGAAGTTTGTTGGGAATGCCGGTCAGGTGATAATCGATCAGGACCACCCTTGTCTGCATCTGGTTGCGTCTGGTACCTACCCAGCCACTAATGCCCAGATCATCAACGTCTTGTACCCATCTCCGGTGCAGAGCCCGTTCCCGCCGTTCGTTTTCTTTTGCCCTAATGGTTCGCATCACATAACGATGTTCCAGCATGCTGGTTCGTCTGGGAACTGGACGGGTTTCAGCTTCTACGTGAAGGTTTTTCAAGATACAAGCGGAGTGGTACTGGGAGGGAAGTGGAAGGCATGTGCAGTATTCATGCCGAAAACTGGCGGATGGGGGATGCAAATATTTGACAATCAGTCGAGAGTGGTATTTGACAGTAACAGGGATCTTGTTCGGTTCATAAGTGGTACCCAGCTGCTGAATTATTACGGCACGAATGGCAATTATCTTGGGTACTACACGTTGCATTCATGGTCAGCGCCGTGGCCGCATGGGACCGATGGGTATTTTCTGGTTAGTCATTTCAATGTACAGGCGCAACCGCCCCAAGGTGATACTGGAGAGTGCTCCATTGGGTTTGTTACTTCGGCCCGAAACACTGTCGTAGCAACTGTTCAAGTCGGCGGACCTGGGCAAGACGCAATACGAACACCTTTCCCATGGCCTCTTCTGGCCATTGCATAGCAGGAGAACTCTATGGCGTGGTACTCAACCGGAACCGTGGCGGTGACCGCAAATAGCCCGACCGTTACCGGTACCGGCACACAGTTCTCGTCCAATGCCCGAGTCGGCGACGCATTTCGCGGACCCGATGGACGTTGGTACGAGGTCACAAACGTCGCCAGTTCGACGGTCATCTCGATCAAGCCCAACTACCAGGGCAGCACGGCCAGCGGCCAGGCCTATGCGGTGGCGCCGATCCTGGGCTACGACAAGGACCTGTCGGATCGATTCAACCTGATCGCCAACCAGTGGGGGGCAACCCTGGCGGGGATCAAGCCCTGGGCGCTTTCTGCAAATGCGGCGGCAGCGCGGGGGGATCTCGGCCTCGGCAGTGCGGCGGTACGGGAGGCGCTCGGTAGTTCGGGCGCGCTGTACTCTCGAGACAGCATTCTGGGCGCCGTTTCGCAGTCGAGCGGCGTACCGACCGGTGCGGTGATTGATCGCGGGAGTAACGCGAACGGGGAGTATGTGCGGTTCGCGGATGGGACGCAGATTTGTTGGACGAACACTCTCACCTTCACCGCTGGGGTCACGTCGGTCGGTGCGAACTGGTCGTACCCGGCGAGCTTTAGTTCCTCGTACCCCATCGCTGGGGCTGTCTCCGCTTCTGGTGCTGGTGGAGACTATGACTCTGGCGTGTCGGCGAGAAACCAGGGAGCGACCTACTTCAATCCATCCGCGGGTACGGCTGGGGTGGGGTTCTTCTGCATATCGTCGGCATCATTCACATCAGGCGCTCAGACTAGGAATAACAGGGTCGTCGCCATCGGGAGGTGGTTCTGATGATCATCAAGTTGTCACCGTACGCACCACTGCCAGGCAGCGACGAGCGCCTGTCACTGAGCAGAGATGGCGATGTGCTCATCGTGAATGGCCAGGCGTTCGACTTCACTCCGCTCCCGGACGGCGGTGAACTGCCGGCCGAGGCTATCGGGTCGAAGTGGTTTGCTGGTCCCGCAGTGCGACGTGCCGGCCGGCTGGAGCTGAGTCTGCGGTTCCCGCTGGCCGATGATGCCAGTGCCGCTGCTCGCTTCCCTGAACCGTTGCTGATCGAGGCCGACGGCCCGGTGGAGTTACCGCGATGATCGACTGGAGCCAGGTAAAGACCGCTGAACAGCAGGCGCAAGAACGCCGGCAGGCTGAGTACGATGCCGCAACCGCGGCGCGGGCAAATGCCTACCGCCTGGAGAGTGACCCGCTCAAGACCGAGGCCGAGTTCGACGCTATCAAGGCCGGTGTGGAACCGAACTACTCTGCCTGGATCGCCAAGGTCGAGGAGATCAAGGCCAGGTATCCTCTGCCGGATCAGCTACCAGCCTGACAACACCTATCGACGAACGAAAGCCCGCCCTGCGCGGGCTTCGTCGTTTCTGGAGCTCACATGCCCATCACTGAGCAGCAACTGCTGCATATCCTCCCGAACGCCTGCCCTCGAGCCGGCGCGGGGAAAACCACTAGCGGATGCTGAGCCCAGAATACCGGTTGAGCCCTAGCCGCCGCTGTACAGCGTCAAACTCGCCGTCGAAGTCCTTCCTGAGCTTCCAGACTCCCATGTAGCCATCCTTGAAGTGGTCGATCATCTCTACGCCTGCGCGGGAGCCGTGCTGCCTAAGGAGGCTGTAGAGGCTGTGGCGCTTGAAGATTTCGAACAGGTACTGGAAGTGGTGGCAGACGAAGTACACGTCGTAGAGCTGGTGGTCGTTGAGCATGGTGCCGCAGCGTTTTTCAGGCTTCGGCAGCCATTCGCCTTCGTGAACGCTGTAGGCGGCGACGAAGTTGCGGGCCGCATCCAACTGATTGGCGGGGATGTCTGTGGCAGACCGAACCCCGAATGCGGCATGGGTCTGTGACCAGATTTTCGCGGTGGCGCGGCGGCGGACTTCGACGGGGAGGGCGGCGACCTTGCCCTTGATCAGCGAGCCGAGCATATGGAAGCCGTCGGTGCCGATGGTTTCGCCAACCAGGGTTGCCATCTTGTTGCTGGAGTCCTCATAGCGACCATACTTGCGAATCGCAGGAAGCACCTCGGCGGTCACCCATTTCTTGAAGCGCTTGGCCTCGGCCTTGCGGCTGCGCAGGATCGCCGAGTACAGCCCAGACTCGTTGATGACCAGCATTTCCTGATCGCCGCCAGGGGTACGCACAATCTGCGTACCCTTCTCGTCATCGTCGAGATTGCGCGTCATGTCACCGGCAATTCGGTATTCCAAGGCGCAGGAAACATCAGCCGCTACGAACCAAGGCTGATCATCGATCAGCATGGTGCGGACTTCGCGAGCGTCGAACTGGAACGGAATTACTTGAGCGGTTTGCATGATGAGGACTCCTTACCTGTTTGGGAGTTCGCCATCTCTGCGACCAAGAAGAGGGAGGCGAACTGTACGCGGGTTGGCCGACCGGGGGTAAGGCTCCCGGCACACCCGAAGGTGTCCCACGCACAGCCCGCCATAAAGCGAGGGCACAAAAAAAACGCCCTGCGGCGCTGTGCGCCTTACCGATTCGGGCGGCCAAGCCCGACCGCTGAATTTGCAGCGGCAGGCGGAATATGGAATAAACGCCAGCATTCGTCAACGTTCATGAGGGGCTGGGGTGGCTAAAAAGGAAATCGACTCAGCGAGCATCCATGCGAATCGAATGGCTAAGCTGAATAGCGCGTCCAGCAGCTACGGTTGCAGGACTTTGTTTATGCATCTATCGGCCCTTCGTCCAGATACCCGAACCTCTCACGCGGCAAGGCATGGAAAGCTTTTCACTGCTGATCAGGTAAGGGAGTGGTATGCGCGTGATGGCAATTCAGAGGGATGCAGGTGCTCACTCGTTGAGGTTCTCGTAGACGAGCAGGGTGTCCCCCTGGCTCCCATGCTGGTTGAGCGTGCGCGCCAGACTTTCGAAAAGATGAAGGCGAAGGGGCTCGGCGACTGGACAAGAGAACTGTGACCTCGAGGTCTGGCGTCATGCACGGGCGATTGATAGCGTCGTGACCTGCTGACAACTGATCAATAAGGGATTGCCATGCAGTACAGCGTGATTGTCACGGGCACAGGATTCGAAGGTCGTAGCGGCAGAATACGCCTGGCTGTGCGCCCCGGAATGGAAGTCAAGCTAGTGCCAGAACCGGACAACCCGCACGACCCCAATGCCATCGCCGTCTACGTGCATGTCCGGCGCTGGTTCACCCTGTTCCTCCCGACTGACGTACAAATCGGCTACATCAAGAGAGATCGGGCCGCGTTCTTCACCCGAAAGATGAAGGCGGGTGGGCGGATCACAAAGGCAACAGTGAAAAGCATGTATACCGAACTCGACCATCCAAGGGTTTCTCTGAGCATCGAAACCGACTGGTAGTCGCGCAAGACAGAAAAGCAAAACCCCCGGACGTTCACAGCGTGCCGGGGGTTTTTATTTCCACCCCTTGGGAAGGACAAGGAGCAGAACATACGTGAATCGTAGACCAATCTTGCTGAAGGTTAAAGACTGGCTGGAGGTCAAAATGCCAACGAGTCATTTCCTGAATTTTTGCATCGGGGTCAGCCTGCTGATCCTCGCCTGTGGAGCCGCCGCTTGGCTGTCGTCTCCCGTGCTGCTGGCGATCCTGACCGGTAGCTGACCCGAACACCTTCCCGACGAAGATAAGCCCGCCATTGAGCGGGCTTCGTCGTTTTTGGAGACCCGTAAATGCGTACATCCCAACGAGGCATAGACCTCATCAAATCCTTCGAGGGCCTGCGCCTGTCCGCTTACCAGGACTCGGTGGGTGTCTGGACCATTGGCTACGGCACCACGCGAGGCGTCACCCGCTACATGACGATCACCGTTGAGCAGGCCGAGCGGATGCTGTCGAACGACCTTCGGCGCTTCGAGCCAGAGCTAGACAGGCTGGTGAAGGTGCCACTGAACCAGAACCAGTGGGATGCCCTGATGAGCTTCGTCTATAACCTGGGCGCAGCCAATCTTGCGTCGTCCACTCTGCTCAAGCTGCTGAACAAGGGTGACTACCAGGGAGCAGCGGACCAGTTCCCTCGCTGGGTGAATGCGGGTGGTAAGCGCTTGGACGGCCTGGTGAGGCGCCGAGCGGCGGAGCGTGCGCTGTTCCTGGAGCCGCTGTCGTGATCTCTTGGCGCTGGGCAACCATCGCGCTGGCCTGCCTGCTGCTGGTCGGCCTCGGCACCGCCGGCGGTGTCTGGCTCGGCGCGCGACACTACCGGCCGCAGTTGGATGCCGCGCGGTCGGACCTCGTTGCCTGCCGCGCCGCCCGGGGAGAGTTGGAATCCGCAGTGGTGGAGCAGGGCAGGCAGGTCGCCGCGCTGCGTCAGGCTGGTGAGCAGCGCGCCAGGGAGGCAGCGCAGGCTGTGGATCGGGGACGGCAGCAGGCCGCGGAGCAGTATGCCGGAGCCCAACGCCTGCTGAGTCAGCGAACCGCCGGTGAGCAGTGTGCGGCCGCCGAGGCGGTCATCGATCAGGAGCTGGGTCTATGAGGGTGGTGCTGATGCTGATGATTGTCGCGCTGGTGGGATGCGCCGGCCGGCAGGAAGCCGAGCCGCGCACGGTGCGCGTAGAAGTTCCGGTGGCGGTGCCGTGCCGAGCGCCCGCGGTCGAGGTGCCGGCCTGGGCAGCGGCTGGGCTGAAGAAGAGCGACGACCTACAGACCAAGGTCCGTGCGCTGCTGGCCGAGCGGTTGCAGCGGATCGGTTATGAGGCCCAGTTGCTGGCTGCCAACAGAGCATGCCAGTAGGAGTAGACTACGGCCTTTTCCTACGGAGCAGGGCGATGCTGGTCATTCGATTCAAGGGCTGGTCGGTGAAACTCGACCACCAGGTGGGTGGAGCAGGGAAGTTTGGCATCTGGTCATTCCACGGCTCGGAGAGCAGCTACGTCCCAGACATGCAGACGATTCTCCGGCATGCAGCGATCCGGCCGGCGGAGCCGAAGGAAAGCGGCGAAGTCGAGGTATTCATCTGCGACGCGCGCATGCCGCAGAATGAGTGGCGTGCCATAGGGACGGGCGTTGCTGCCTATGAGGCGGAGCGCTGAGTCTAACTCCGTCTGGGTGTGGATGTTGAGAGCTAGCTGTTTTGCTAGTGGTTGCGGTGTTGTTGGCTACCGAAACTGCGCGCTCGAAGCACGGAAGGAACGCCATGGATATCGAACGGACGCATATTCACAGCCAGCACGGCATCAACTTCAGCTTGGCGATCATTCGCCTCGCATGGGCGGAGCGCAGCCGGCTGCTTCACATGAAGTACTGTCCGTCAGTGAAAGCCAGTCACGCGACTGCTGATCTTGCGGTTGAGGTTTTCGACCGGATGCAGGCAAAGGACCGACCTTGCATACTGAGGGTTTTTGTCTCGCTGCCCCTGACCCGAGCTCAGGCTGACTCTCTGAACCAGCAGCGTGTCACCGTTGCTGGCATGGTCGGTATGCTTGCGGGTGTAGCCGGTAAACGCATCAACACTTTTGTTGGAGTTGGCAGCGGCCTTGCAGTTCGTTGGGCGACCCAAGAGAGTCTGCCGACTTACCACTCCGGTGATGTCGTAATCAGCGTTGAAGGGGAGGTGTCCGGCGGGATCGGGCCTCAGCATTCGGTCAAGTCGGAGATCGTCCAAAGCGCGGGAGAGCCCGCATGAATGATGTCATCCAGTTCGCCATCTGGACTGTAGTCATTGTTGCGGTCGGTCACCTAGTGCGCAACAGGGAGGTCCGTAAGTGGCTTGGGATCGCTGTGTTTGTTGCGGCTTGGGTGCTTATTCTTCGATTCTCCTCGGTTAAGTTGGCAGGCTTTGGTCTTGATATCTTGGGGATTTGCCTTGGCATCCTCGGGGTTGACCTTTTTTTTTCGACGGGACAAGTTCTCAAAAGCAGATGA